TGGCTGTTCCCATAAGCGTCCTATGGGGCTGGTTCGAGTTGCTCATGGCGGCACCCCACAAGATGAGTCTGCCGCCAGCGAACGAGGCCCCTGGACGTCGAATCGACTAATTCTCTATAGGCAAACGATGAGCGACGAAACTTACACGAGGCAGCAGGTGGAGTTACTTCTAGACGTCTTCCACCGTGCGGCCTATCAGCTTAGGAAGAACCCGGCGTCTGTCTCTCTTGGGTTGGCAGATGCCATTGAAGCCTACCAAAACACCGAGAAGTGTATGGACGATCTGCACCGGGGAACTGAGTGTAAGTGCTGCCATGCAATCCGGCACTGCTGTTCCCACCATTGTTGCTGCTTTTACAGGGGAGGTTAACGTGACCATGAACAAGCGCGAAATGCTGGAGTGGTGGACCGACATTCTCCCGCTCTACAAGCGAGCCAGGGGGGAGCGCCGGGAGTTCTTCTGGTCGTGGCTCGTGGCGATGGAGTTCGACTAATGAAAATCGCCTACGCTGACCCGCCCTACCCCGGCTGCGCGAAGCTGTACAAGGACCATCCCGACTACGGCGGGGAGGTCGATCACCGCCAGATGGCAGAGCGGCTTGAGAGGGAGTATGACGGGTACGTCCTCCATACGTCGAGTACGGCCCTAGCTGCCGTTCTGCCGCTCTTTCCGAAGGGTGTACGGGTCATGGCGTGGGTGAAGCCGTTTGCAGCCTTCAAGCGCAACGTGAGCGTGGCCTACGCCTGGGAGCCGGTCATCGTCAAGGCTTGCCGGAAGCCCGTCGTTACCCATCGCTGCGTCATGCGGGACTGGATCGCGGAGTCGATCACGCTCAAGAAGGGACTGACCGGGGCGAAGCCGTGGGCTGTGGCGCGGTGGGCGTTCGAGATGGTTGGAGCTCAGCCGGATGACGAACTGGTGGATATGTTCCCGGGGACGGGGGCCATCACGAACGCCTGGAACGAGTGGCGTTCGCAGTTACGTCTAGCGTAGATGAGAACAACGATGAAGTATTCCAAGTGTGGGTGGTGTGGCCGGAGGCTCCGGCGGTCGAGCAGCAAGAAGAACGTCTACGGGCGATGCTGCGACCGTAGACGCGGGAGAAAGTAAGACTACCGTGGCGGAATTGGCAAACGCAGGGTCAGCGTGTCCTGGGCCTGAGGTTATGCCGCTGGCACACCCCAAGGGCCTTGAGGGTTCGAATCCCTCCGGTAGTCCTTTTGACAGCCATACTTCAAGGGAATCGCGATGATCGTGATGCGCGGCCACGTTGAGCGGAACGACAAGGGAGAGATCGTCAGCGGCGGGACGCTTGTGTTCTACTTCGACGACGACGGCCACGCCCTTGGCCTAGACCTCTACCGCGACTGGAAGATGGTCGACGGCTTTGAGATGGAGCCGGGGAAAGAGTACAGGTAACTATCCGAGGAACGTGTATGTGCGGCTACTGTGAGGGCAAGTGTGTTGGCGAAAAAGAATGCTGCTGTCCGTGCCACTTCGATCCGTGCCCTACATGTCACGGCGAGGGCCACTTCCGGCGGGGTACGGTCATCGTTCATGGCGCTACGAACGGCGCCGGTATTCAGGAAACCGAGATTAAGGACAAGCCGAATGTGTAAGCACCAGTTTATTCAAGACTCTTGGCAGCCGATCTGCGTCCTGTGCGGCGAGTTGGCGCGGCGGCATTGCCCTGGATGCCATGAGCCGATGGAGGCCAAGCTGGGTTTCTGCTGGAAGTGCGAAGAGAGGTTCGCTGAATAACGAGTCGGCGGTGGACGAATGCGAGGCCCATCACGGCTCTGTAAACAACAGGAAACGAGTCAGAAGATTGCTTTGACAATCGCCTGCCTGTGGTTATAGGGTTAAACCGGAGGTAGAAAATGGCCAAAGAATGGGTTGCCGGTGACAAGCAAATGACTGTCGGGCCGTGTTATAGATGCGGCTTTGAGGGCAATATCTCTAGACCCGTGGATACGGATATGCCGTATCGATGCGCAATCTGCTGGGATGTTCCTGATGGTACTTCGCCGCTGGCAGCAATTTGTAGGATAGGGAATATACTACTTCGGGAGCTGAGATATATTAAACAGAACACGAGCAAGTGAACAATGATAAACGATGAACTAGACCCGACCAAGAATCCACGTCGGGAATTGGATATCAGGTTTTCTTCAAGCGAACAGTGCCCTAAGTGCTCAAAGTTCGCTCTGGTAGTCTTTGAAGTGAACTCCAACATTCCGGGTGATCCCCACGAAGGGGTCCTTGGCAAGAAATGCCTCTGGTGTGACAGTAGATTCCCACGATAGCAAACGCAGAACAGCGATCGCCCTTGTGGATCTGGGGTTCCTATGACATTCTCAGCTAGATCAATGATTCGATTGGCACCACTACTGATCCTATTGGCCGGTTGCTCTGGGTGCGAAGACAAACCCACCAATTACGGAGACACACACGTAGAAGTCTCGGACCTAGATGGATTCTACTGGCCGACTACTGGCAAGATTACTCAGGACTTCTATGGGACCAAATCGGTGGACCACGCCGGCCATTGGTATGACGAAGATGGAACGCTGAAGTACCACCCAGGAGGCTCCAACTTTCACCGCGGCCTTGACATTGAAAACGCAAAGGGCACGCGGGTATTTGCTGCCCACAGTGGGCAGGCATTTCTCTACCCAAACATTTCGTCGGGTAATGTGATCGTCATCCGCGCCAAGGATATGAAGATCCATACAATCTATTGCCATTTGGACTCTTTTGAGGTTTCGCAAGGACAGTTGGTGACCCCGAACACGGTGATAGGCCGCATGGGGAATAGCGGAGGACAAAAGCGACCACATCTACACTTCAATTACGCTCTTATGTATGGAGGGGAACTCGCTGACTACTGGACACCTGGATCTACTGGCGAATTCCACGGCTCTGGCGAACCAATGATAAATCCAATTCGGTAGCGCAAGCTGACAGCGCCAATAACAAAACGGCCCCGACAGGGGGCCGTCAATGAGGGGCGTTCATACAGGTTAACGTGATTGAATCTTCGTCAACGCCTCCAGCGCCCGGTTCAGCCGGTCGATACGGTCCTTGTACTCCTCCAGCTTCACATTCATCTGCCGTAGCTGTAGGTTAAGGTCGTCCAGCCGCCGGCGGTCCTCTTCAGATGGTGCAAGAGTACACCCAAATAGGAAGATCAGGAAGCTACTGGCCCAGACTCGCAATGATCTCATCTTGTTCGCTCTTATTGAGATCCGCCGAGAACACCCACACCCCATCCTTGCGGCCTACGCAAACATGTCGGCCCTTGTAGTCCACGCAGATGTCAATGTTCTGCTTCTCAAACCAAGAGCATCCACACAGGATGAAGACTAGCGAACCGATGCAGAGCCAGCGCATAGGAGCCCCCCTCACTCAAAAGTGTTTATAATTTGAACCACTACGGTAATTTTTTTTCGAGCCGCTCAAGTACCGAAACAGCCCGCTCAATGACCTTTGTTCCTTGGGAGAGGTGCTCGTTCGTCTTGACGCCCACAAACCAGAAGTAGGCGATGAATGCAGCTAGGGCAACCGTAGGAACACCAACCTCTTTGATCGCCTTGATTACGCGATCGAACATATCTCCCTTCCCGTTTGACACTTTGGTAAGCTTGTCGTCAGACTCGCCCATTTCTGCATCCCCCCTTAACTATCCACATTCCACATGAGCAATTATGCGTTCGCGTTAAAACCCCACCCTTCGATCCGGGCCAAGAGGGTGTTGAATTTGGTGGTAATGTCGGCCAACGTCCCATCGGCGTCTACGATATGGGCCCCCTGCCCAGCTCCAGCGGTGTTAAAGACTGCAAAGTTAGAGCCGTCATGGTTGAAGTCTCCATTGACCTCAAGCTCTCCAGACGTGCTGATTTTGCCGTTGACGTAGAACTTGGCGCTGTCGGCTGTTGTAGCAGAGTTGATCTGCACCGTATCGGCAGAGGCATCGACGTGAAGAAGGCTGGTATTAGTGTCCCCTTCCACGCGGAGATCGGCGTCTACGCCATCTTCGTTGAATACCGAATGTCCGCTTGCAGCGGGGGTGGTAATGAGTCCACCGTTTTGGTCGATCTGGAGTCGCGTTACCGCGCCGTTAGCAAAAAGGTTGGATGTCCCGAAGTACATCCTCGTGCCGTATGAGTTCCCACCTTGGACATAGATGCCAGCTTGAGCTCGGGTGTAGTTGGCAGCGCCAGTTGAGGAGTGCGCCGAGAACGTGATGGCTTCGATCAGATCATCTGTCGTGGTGCTTGCGAGAAGGTGAAGCTGGCCCTCAGTCAACCCGCCGACCGTTGAGCCGCCGTCCTTGTTAATAAAGACCGTGGTTCCAGTCGGTGTGATCGTGTAGTTTCCGTTGCTATTGACTTGATGATCTGAGTAGACAGAGTTGTCGGTGTACGTCAAGCGCATCTGCGGGCCGCCCGTGTCGAGGACGTCGAGGAATCGTCTGGGGTTAGCGGTGTTGATGCCGAACAAGCCGGTGGACAGGATTCTCGCCCTGGGCACTTGGTTGGTGGCGAAGACGATGGGGCCCGCCAGGTCATTGTAGATCCATAAGTCTCGGGCAACGCCTGGAAGCGTGGCGTTCGATAGGCCGCAGATTGCTGATCCGGCTGTAATGGGAGTGCTTGGAGAGACGTAGGCGTTGTTCACGATGCCGAACTGCATGTGGTTTCCGTCGTTCGACTTCGCGGTGTATGCGGCGTATCCGGTGTTGAGGTCGGTCAACATCCCGGTGGTGACGGACGCCGTCGTGTGCTTCATCACCAACAGATCGGTGGTGAAGCTGCGAGTGTCCGTGCCGATCCCGACGTAATAACTCTCCGCGAACTTGAGTCGCGTGGCGTTCCAGTCGTACACCAGCGTTTGGTTGATCGACGCCCCAATGTTGTCGGTGCCGATGAGATACCATCCGCTCTCGCCGTCGGAGATCCATCCAAGACCTGGAGCGGTAACACTTCCGCTGTTGACAAGAACTTGTGCGCCCTGAATCTTGAGTCGCGCCGCAATTGCCCCAGCGCTGATAACGTTCATCGTCCAGATGCCCGTCTGCGCGGTGTTCGCCGTAACCCCCCACTCCATAACAGCAGTGGTGGTGGACCCACCCAGACTGCTGACAAATGACGTACTAATATCGAGCACATTACTGGCACTCGCCGCCGCAGTTGACGCATATCCCACTACGCCAGTAGCCCCGGAGACGTTGATCTGCAATGGAGCAGATGCACTCGTGATTGTCAGCGAGTCGTTCGCTGCGTCATACGTCAAGCCAGCATCGCTGGAGATGTTTGAGGCACTCGTCCAGTATGCGACACGTCCAGCAGCGCCGCTGCCTGTGACCGTGCCGCCGCCTCCACCCGCGATTGCCGTCCAAGCCGTAGCGCCGTCATTGTTCACGTAAAGCGCGTTCCCGGACGTGTCCCAGTACATCGTGGACTCTGGTGCAGAGACAGATCCATCCGGACTTCCAGTGCCGGTAAGCATGAGGCCAACAGGCCCAGTACGATCGGGGAACGTATATGTTCTGTTGCCGGTATTAGAGTGGCTTAGTTCTCCATAGAAGGACTTCGTTGCATACCACTGGATGGTCTGCGCAGTGTTGGTAAAGCGGACGGCGTTGACGGCTGGCTCAGAAAAGCTATGAGACCGGAATAACAGGTCTCCCGTCGAAGAGTCCATCCCCCAAGAGTAGCCACTTCGGATAGAGCCAGTGACAAGCTCTGGAGTACCAGCACCGAACCACGCATTTGGAGCCGTGATTAGATAGGTCGTGGACAGCGTCTTGTTCGGCGGAACCATTCCGTGTGGGGCTGCATCGCGCAGATCTGTCTCCGGAGGGTGGATTACCCAGCCGCCACTAGAAGTGCCAGACGGAAAGTTTGACGGGGCATTCGATCCAAAGGATTGGCCAACGGGCGGGTTGGTATAAACCCACGGATCGCCCTGAGCTCCAGTGCCAGCAACCGGAGCGCTCCCCCCAGCCGCCGGCGTGCCGCCCTGAGCACCGAAGGCGCTCATTACCGCAGACACGGGATTGCTTGCCGCACCTTTCGCGCTTCCAGCCTCGGAGTTCCCAGCGAACATGCCAGTATTTAGTTGTCCAGGTCTGTAATTCTGTGCTTGCGCGACCATCGCAGGAGCCGTCAACGGCATATTCGAGACCGCAGACTGGATGGGCGCAGCCCCGACAGATCCGCTAGTAATCTCGCCTGGGGATAGCGTCCGAGGATCAATGCTTGGTACAGATGGGTGCGAAGTTGGTGAAACTGGAGTTAGGTTGACTTTTGGGTAACCCGTAGGCTCGCTCAGCGATGGAAGCTGAGGAGTAATGGTGTGGGTTACGGTTACGTATCTGAGCGGGCTTGTCGTGTACCAAGCCCAATCTTCTCCAGTCCACGCAAGGTGGACAGCTACGGGCTGTTCAAACTCCGTGCCAATCTTGTATGGCCTCTCAAAACGTAGCGGTCCGTCTTCAACGTCGTTTAGTCTAAAGAGTGCCGCAGTCTTGATGTGCAGGGAGTTGATGACATGCTTGTCGTCGTCAAGGCCCTTGCGATGCTTGTCCGTCTTGCTGCCAACGCAGAGCGGGCCACCGTCCGAATAGCTGGCAAGGCCGAAAGCGTAGTCCTCTTCCCCACCCCCCTCTGGGCGTTCGCCAACAAATCCGCCTCTGGTGTCGCCGCATCCTGTCTTGTCGATGTTCCAAGCCAAAGCGTTTTCAGCGCCCAGAGGCTTCTTAATGACCCTAATCATGCTCTGGAGCGGAGACGTCCGAGATGCGTCTACGGAGAAGCCCGAGGTGAGGTCGCACACCAATGTTCCCATCCTTGGATCACCAGCCTGGTTGACTGAGATGAGCTGGCCTGTCCAAGACGGGAAGAAGTATTCAATTTGCTTCTCTTCATTGGTGGCACTGACCACCAACCCAAAGATTCCCTTCGCAAAGGCGGGAATACCATCCCCCTGCGGAGACTTCGGGGACAGGGCGGCATATCGAGAGTCCGGAGCCATATCCTCCCCAATGAGCGGAAGGATCTGATGACTTCCGTTGAACACTCCGCAGGCGTGAGGAGTAGGCGAGCCGGGATCCCCAGGAAGCCCAGGATCACCGCCTGCACCAGCAGCACCGCCCCCTCCTCCCGCACCTCCAGGACCAGGCCCAGGAGGGTTCGGTCCGCGTGGATCGTTGTTCGGGTTCTGCCATGGAGCGAAGTTCGGATTCTGGTAAGGTGCGGTCGTCAATCCCCGAGGCTGAGGGTCTACGAACCTTGCAAAGCCGCTATTGAAGCCGACGCCTTGGATACCTGTCAGAGAGGAGAGGCTAGAACTTCCTCCGAACGTAAACCGTGCGAAGGCGCTTCCAGTGCCAACACCTTGAAGCCCAGAGAGGGAAGAAAGACTGCTGCTCCCATTGAAGGAGAAGCCAGCAAATCCGCTATTGAAGATGGACTGACCATTGATGGTGGCTGGATTGCTTCCAAAGCCAACATTCAGCCGTCCGTTATAGTTGCCGTTTGGGTTGGCCGATCCGCGGGGGCCTGCCGCCACGTTCCCGGGTGGAGCTCCACCGACGTTCGGGGCAGGAGGGATGAAGCCGCCACCACCCCCTCCACCTCCACCGCCTGCACGATTGGCGTAGTAACTGCTCTGAGAAACAGACTGGGAGGCAGAAGAGCCATTAAGGCCAGTGGGCATAGGCTCATAAGGTTGCGAAGGATCTGCTGGAGGCTGGATGCTCCCGCTAGTGTCGCCGGTGGGCACACTAGGCCGACTGCCATCTCCAGTAGGAACGGGTGGCCTATTCCCGCCGCCTCCGGGTGTCTGGACGCCGCCAGAGCCGCCTCCCACAGTCGTGGCAGGCCATACCTGAGCCCAACCAGGGATCTGCCGGCCTCCTTGAGCATTAGGCCAGCAAAGCCACTGAGTAAGGTCCCCAGCAGTAGGAAGGTCGTAGTCCCACTCCCCAAGCCCTTCGCCGGTGTCAAGCCGTCCTTTAATGCGAACAGCGTGCTTGGATGCCCGCATTGCCAGATCCCAGCCTTGAGCATCGTAATCTTGATGCTGGAGCGGCAGGATTCCGACACCTGGGCGGCCCCACGTCTCGGTAAAGCTCATTGCGGCTGGACCAGGCGCATGATGGCCTGTCTCGACGCGCTATCGAGGAAACTAAAGATGTTCCATTGCGGAAGCTGCTCAGGAAGCATGACCGCGGTAGTGGCTACGCCGTCAGGTGCGAGATTGTGCCGCACCTCTGGAATCCAGCCAGCAGGACGGATACCACCGTTCATATAGCCAGCCATTCTACCTTGGAAGTGATCAGAAAGCGATGCGTACAATCTAGCGGCTTCCGCTTTGGCGATGGCGTTAAGCGATGCGCCATTTTGGAGGTCAGATGGAGCGCCCTCGTTAATGACGAGACCAGACAGATTCGGCTCCCCTTCTCCGATCCCGAAACATTTGTCAATTTCCGCCGCCGCATCGTCATTCCATGCTACACGGGCTACCTCGATTCCAGGCCCAACCCTAATCTGCATCACAGGGCCCTCAGCTTCATTGAGTCCAGCGGTCTGAGAGTTCGGCATCAACTGGGCCACGTCGTTAGGCTGAACAGTGATCTTATGTAGCTGCTGCGACGAATTAGGGGCTGCTGGGATGGCGGTAAGGAGAACCTTCAGTTTAAATGCAGGGGAGAGTCGCGGGGATTGTCTGCTGGACGTCACGCTATCGAAGGATATCGGACGTGTACGGTTAGTAATGTCCGCAGTCGGAAGAGTCCCAAGCTGTACCTGCGATGGAAGCATAGTCTCGTTCATGCCGTAGATCGGATTCGGCATGTACGTCAGGCGGATGATTCCCTGGTCTTGGTCAACAACGGTCACCTCGCACGGGCTTACTTCTGCTGTGCTATCAAGCCTACCGTTAGATGGATATGCGGTTTTGTTGATGATCCAATCCGGTGACCCATCCGATGTGTTAGCGGTTCTTACTTGCTTAAGAAGCGTTTGCTGTGTGTAGAGCCAGCAATAATCACCGTAAGCTGGCGCAGGGGCCCTAGTGCCAGCCTGCGGATCAATTGTAGTAACTCTGTAGGCCCGGATAGAAAAGATCCTGTTCATGTAGAGAGGGGACAGACGGAACAGGGTCCGGTAGCAAGACAGTGCTGCCGTAATACGCCCAACCCATGGCTTAATCGTTCCGTTGTTGTCAGGCTGGCTCCCAGCCTTGAGCAGAGCGGCGGCAAGGTCCATCCCAGGGACAAGAGCCCTCTGCATGATGCTGTGGTCCAGCTTGGCACCACCACCGTTGAGGGAGATGCTGGGCATGTTGCCCCACCAGTTAAAAGCCTCTCCGTAGGTGATGTAGGTTCCCTGGACGATCGGGCTTCTGCTCTCTGGTACTCCATCAGCAGTGGTCAACTTGTAGTCGGCAGATGGAAGTACGTTATCCATAACACGGGCATCGCCGGCTGCGGTAATGGTGGTGTTAACTTCGGACGTATTCTCTACGAAGTCCCAGAGCGTTTCGATTTCCCTGGTATATAGAACCTCAACCGCCCGGGGCCGGATGAACTTGTTCTGCACAAGATCGGTGTGACCTTCCCCAGCGATCTCTGGGAGAAGGGCCTGAATGACTCCCTTCTCGTCTCCAGTTGCCTTCGACGTGATTACGACCGTGCCGTCATAATCGACGTAGAGCATCCCTTCGGGGAGATAGGATAGAGCTCGCATGACGGCCTGGTCACCTGGATCATCTAGGGTAAGATCCTCGATCGGCAAAGCCTTGATCTGGTCTCCAATGCGTTCGTCAATCTTGTAGCTGAATCGGGATCCAGTCTTGCTGAATTCGGCCTCACTGACGGCGTAGAGAACCTCCCGAACCATGGAGCTGGTTACCCAGATCTGGCCGTCATTGAGACTCCATGGCCAGTAGGAGATTTGAAACGCAGTGGGGTTTACCGCCGCAATCTGATCATTGGCAATCAGTCTCTTGGTGCCAACGTTCCGGCGCATGTTGAAGCGCCGAAGGATATGCGTGTAGGACCACATCCAACGACGATCGGCCACTACCACCTGGGATAGAAACTTATCCTCTCCAGGCAGAATGTTCAGAATCCATAGGTTGTTAACCTGAACAGGATTTCCCTCGTCAGGTTCGATTAGTAGATCAATCGGCCCAGACTTGGATGAGATGGCTAGGGCATCATCTGGGGCCATGGTGAATGCCTGTATGACTGGCTTAACCCCCTCTCTCAAGGGCCAGGTCACGTCAGAGGCATTCAGGAGCGGGATTCCGCCGAGAAGCGCCCTCGTCATAGCGTAGCCACCCCTCCTGTAACTCCACCAGCATTGGCGGTAGAAGGGGCTTTTTTGTTCCGGAACTGCATTACCGTGACGATGACGGTTTCAGCAACGTACGGCTGATCTCCACCAGTGAGCCCTTTTCTTAAGACAGCGGCCTTCGGAGTACGATCAAGAACAGTCCATTTGTCTGGGTTGGAGATCCCGACAGGAACAGGGTTGCTCCGGACCAAGGTGTCTACATACTGGTTCGTGTCCGAGATACCCGTAATCTCTTCCCGCTCTTCCGTAATGGTCTTGATGCGGACCTTACCAGCAGTGTATTCGTAGTAGTTGAACGGATCACCAGACCACACATACCGCAGGGACTTCCCCTCTACAGTCTGGTCGGCAACCGTCACTCGCTGGCTTAGAATGGATCCGGTGTAGTTGTGGAACGTCATCGATGCGCTAAAACGGTTCCTGTACAGATCGCCGAAGTTTGGAGCCTCTTCGACCAGGACAACGCCACCAGCCGCCGCGATGCTGACCTGAGCGATAATGAAGGGGCGAATCGTATTCGTCCACTTGTCGATCATGTTCTGTAGGCCGACGATAACGGTCTTGTCGATGCCGGTAGTGTAATTCACCGTGATAACCGTAGGCCGAAGAGTGCCGCTCCCAGTGGTGATGGTCGGGGGAGCTCCTACGACCGTCGCATGGTTAGGTCCACCGGAGAAGTCCGCAATGCCGCTCGTGATGCTTCCAGAGCCAAAGCTGATGGAAGATGCATCGCTATCCCCAGGAGCAATGCGGTTTCTTGTAATCGTGAACGTGGGATCCACCAGAGCACTGTCATCGGTGCCAGCAAGAGACTGAGCAAAGATGATCTCTTTGTAGACGACGGTAAAGTTGGTTACCTTGTCCGTTTCGTTGCGCTCAACCTGTGGCTCTCCGATCCTCTCCCAAGAGGCGGCATTGTCGATGCCAGTCAGAACAGAGGAGAAGTACGTTGGAGAGTTGGCCAAATAGGTAGCGAAGCTGCCAGTTGTCCCATCGGTGCTATTGGCAGTGTAGGTCCCAGTAATCGTTACCGTCCTCTGGCGCTCAGGGCTGTAGTCCACGTTCACTGTGGAAAAGCGCCTGAAGCCGAGATTCAGGTTGTTCGCGGGCAGACCGAATTCGATACGAGCTCGGTAGAACCTGCTACGCCCAGTATCCCCAATGTCGCCTTGCTTGATGATCGACGGGTTTGCATCTAAGCCGGTGTTGTCGCTCTGTTTGAGAGACAGGAGCGTAGATGCACCCAACGTGACGGTAAGATCCTGCCTTGGCTTCCGTAGAGCGTCCTCAACGGTCGTGCACTCCGTAGCGAATGCTGCGGCGGAAGTGGCGCTCGTGATAAAGGAGAACTCGAAAACGGCAGTAGTGTAGTCTTTCTCAACGACGGTCCATCCGTCGATCTGACGGGCCGTGGAGCCGCCGAACGTAACACCGCCATAGACAACTTGGAGCTCTCTAGTAACAGGCATTAGCGGTTAAGTCCTCCCTTGAACATTTCGGCCATGGAGTTACCAACTGCCGTGGCAACCTCCATTGACTTGAAATGCTCAAACTTCTTGCGAAGCATATCCTCCTGCATGTCGGCATCTTTGTAGATCCCGTATCCGATTTGGATATTGGGCACCTTGCCGTTGACGCGAGCCATGGCCGTAGCCATGTCGTAGGTCTTGCCGACTCCAGTGATTGCCGACTTTACGTAGGACTCAATGTAGTTGAATGAATTCTTCAGGTTGTCGAGTTGGGCCTGGACAGCCTTAAAAAGAGGGTCATCAGGAGAGAGGCCGGCAAATGCACGGCCGGCCTCTAGAGCCAATGGCGCGCCCATCGCAACTGCCCTTGTCCCGGCATATAGGGCGGCGGCTCCTGCCGCACCCCTCGCCAACGGCGCGAGCGTTGCGGAACCCGCTGCAAGGCCGCGTAGCTTCCCAACCACCCCAGAAACAGGAGTACTACCTTGGAGAAAGGCTGGGATCTGGCCAACCGCATCTTTGGATTGCTGCGATCTAGGGGTACCGCTAACGCCAGTCGTATCAGACTTGCCGCCGGCTCCGCTTCCCTTCTGCAAGACGGTGTTCTGGGCCAGAGTGCGATTAAGGTCAACGGCCTTCTTGCTGTCCTTCCCGAGCTTTGCCTCGAGTTGATCTAGCTGGCGTTCTGCTTTGCTCGTATCGAGTTCTACCGGGATCTGGACGCCTTCAAGGCGGGTGCTCATACCATCGTCCCCAAGGCTTCAAACTGGAGATCCCGGTAAGCAACGTAGACGTTCTGCCCAATGATCTGGGCTTGGACGCCACCCTTTTGGCGACACTGAAGGGTTACGTTCTCAAGCCCATTCAGCCTGCCCATGGCATTGAATACTTCCTGCTCAACCTCAAAGATGCCACGGCCCTGACTGACGGTGGAGCCTCCGGTCTTGTTCGCCCCCATGAGAGCGTTTTCGCCAACGGCATCTCCAGGCACCATGACGATAAGGCGGCACAGGAGATTAAAGGCAACGAAGTTGGGGTCTTCATCGAACTCCGGATCCGAGGTCGTAGACATCGGCTGGAGCAGACCAAATGGCGTCCTCATCGTCTGGAGTGCCGCTTCCATCGCCAGATCAACATTCGCCGTAATCGCCACGCAACCCGTAGGGAATACGACATTGGCACCCCCCGTCCACGTCTGGGCGACGAGTTCCGCCTTGATGGCTGTTAGCAACTGGCTTTCGGTCATTCAGATATGTCCAGTGTATCACGTAGCTTCAACTGCTTTGCAGCAGCAACGAAAGCGTCTCTTGAACACTTGCTCAGCAGACTCCACTTGTCCCAAGGCATTGTCCCGTTGACCATGATGTATTCAATGGCATTGCCAACGAGTGCCGTTAATAGTTCTTCAGTAACCTCGATCTCTACATTGGCGACGTCGGCTAAGAACCAATCGATCCGCACTTTCCGCTTCTCTTCCATTACCCCACCGTGTAGACAGCACCAGAGCCGTTAATCGAGCCGTAGACTACACACGCAAGGCCCCATTCCTTGCTCCACGAATAGAGGAGCCGTGCGTTTTCACTGATGCAGAGCATGGCCTGGTTGATCGTCACATCTGGATGGCTGGAGTAACGCGGGGTGATGACCAACGTACCGGAGCTCGTATATAGGGACTTTCCGCCGCGACTTGCGCCAGTGGCATTGAAGGAGAACGTGGTGCCGCTGGCATTCGGGCAGATAGCCGAGAAAGCGTCTGCATCAGGATACCGCAAGACGAACCGCGCAGTGACCTTCTCTCCGCAGTAGAAGGCGTCCACGTAGGAGGCCATCTCTTCGGCCCAGACGGGCCGAATCTGAACCTCAGGGGTGAACTCAATCTGCATACATTCCCCGAGCGTCGTCCCGTTGAAGACGATCGTGGAGGGTACCCTGATAATCAGGCTGCTATTCGGAGCGGCCATTTATGCTTGCACCTTCTTGAAGTAGAGCTTGATTGCGCTTTGGATATCTCCCGCCAACTCATCGGTGATGCCAACGAACGGACGGGCAATGATGCGCTGCTTCCATTCCGAGCTGTAGATCAGGGGAGCTACATGCTTCTCATAGTCGCCACGCTGATAGGTATTTCCAAATCCAGCTTGGACCTTGTTAGTCCTCAGCTTCCCCTTGGTGGCCTTTCTTTTTTGTGGCGGTCTCGTATAGAGCCATTCGCTGATGCGCTTCCTGGTCGCATCGTCATAGGCAATGACGGTCACGCCACCCTTATGCTGCCTCTCTGCGTAGGGCTTCCCAGACCCCCAAGTGACACTTAGAGGCCCCGTTACCGTAAAGGTCAGACTTCCTTGAATACCGCCACGCATACCCTCGTCAATGAGGGCTGGACGATCCTGAAAGCGATTCGGCTTCGGAGCCTTTCTCCCAGCCTTCCAGTCCATCAAAGCGCCGGCAATGTTCAGCTTAGGCGACTCCTGTCCCGGGTACCGCGGCTCCCATTGAATGTCCCCAAGCGCCTGCTCTCGGAATGCCTTCTGAGAGGAGGCGACACCCAAAGCCCCAATCCACTTCATGAGAGTCTTCCCAGAAAGAAGTGGCTTATTCGGGTCTTGAAGCTGCGCCCGCAGGAGATTGATCTGGGCTAGGATGTCTGAGAACCTAGGATCAATGGGCACGAATCCTCCATGTTACTGGAACAGAGGGTTAGGGCCATCTGGTGGATTCGTCTGATAGTTCTGGAAATTCTCTTTATCAAAGGTCGGGAGAGACCCCGGCGTATCTTCGCTTGGCACAAGCACGGAATCTGTCGTCGGCATGATCCGATCCCGGCTAGTGGACTGCGCCAGCAGTTCAAGGTCATCCTTGAAAGACCCCCACGCCTCTCCCCAACCAGGGCATTGGGTGTAGAACATGAGACGCGCAATCATGCCGCTCATGGCCGTGGTAACATGCCGATCGTCTGTACTATCGGGGGTAATGCCACGCTTCTTGAACTCGCCAACAACATCGGTGTCGGACAAGCCTTCCAGAGTCGTATTAGGCGAAGTAGCAGAGCTGTTCTGCGGATTGCTCCAGTTCGTCCGCAGTTGCGTGCTGAACCTCGCCTGGTACGCAGAAAGAAAGGTTGCCATAACCTACGCCCTGCTAATTCCCGAACAACTTTTCCGCAAGCTGTTCCCGCTCCTCTTTCGACAACACGTCGCCAGCAATGAACTTCGCCTTGGTGTTCTCAATCATCTGGCGCTTGGATTCAGCTTCCGCTTCCGCCACTGCGGCGCAGGCGGGACAGCGAAAGCCGTAGTAGGCATCCCCGCGATACTTCCCGCCCGTGGACGACGTTTCCACGGAGCCGCACGTCTTTCCGCAGCCGCCGATACACTTGATGTTGTGAATAGCCATTAGCTCACCGTCACAGTATCGGTTGTCAGGTTCACACGTATGATGCGACCAGCGTTGCCTGCGGAACCGTTCGCTCCAGCTGTGCCGGAGCCGGAACCAGCGCCACCAGTCCCACCGCTCCCCCCTGTCGATGTCACCGTCCCAAGCGTGATGTTTTTGTAGACGAGGTAGATCATGGCGCCAGGACCGCCTCCACCACCACCGCCACCGCCGCGATTCCCGGCTGCGGCAGCAAAGCCGTTTCCGCCGTTGCCGCCGGTCGAGGAGATCGTGCCATTGTTGGTCAATGTGCTGGCGAAGATCATGATGCCCCGACTAGCTGACCCGCCACCGCCACCGCCACCGCCAGCGGTCCCATCGCCACCACCTCCACCACCACCGGAGGAACCGGGGGTGTGGACGGCGTTTAGGGCTGAAATAGGGGTGATGATCGAGAGGTAGTCCATCCCCAACAGGGCGTCCGTCCCCGTGGTAGCGCTTCCTGCCCCACCAGCGCCACCCGAGCCGGTTCCGCCCGCTCCACCAGCAGCGAATCCCCCGCCAAGTCTATTGCCTAGCGTCAGGGTCGCTGAAGCGTTGCCTGCGCCGGTGCCGCCAGAGCCACCGTTCGATGCGCCGTTTGAGGATCCCGTTTCGACGGCAGTGATGGAGTTCCCGCCCGACGCCCCAGATGAAGAGGTCGCGTTATTGCCGTTGTTGCCAACCTCCGCGATGGTGCCGTTATTCGTTAGGGTTCCAGATACAAAGATGCGAAAACCACCCGGGGTAAGAGTGAACCCGTTATCGATGGTGAGTGAACTGTAGAACATTGTCCGCGAAAGCGTCGTGTTGCTGCTGATGGTCACGGCACCGTCGCGCCCACTGCCGAAGTACACGTCATCCACGCCACCGGAGGACGCCGACGCCCACTTCACTCCAGCGGCCTGGGCGCTATCCGCCGTGAGTACCTGATCATTGGACCCCACTGCAAGGCGGGTCACCGTATCGGCCGCCGTGGCGACGATGAGGTCACCTTTCTGGTCTACAATGCTTTTGCTTAGTGCGCCACTATCACCCTGAGCTGGAGAGAATCCCATTAGGTCGTACCTCCAGAGACTTCATCAATCTGGAGAATCCGAATGACCGAGTTCGTCTCAACCTGAAAGTTGTAGGTGCTCGAGGGCGTGACCCCAAAGACGAAGGTGTACAGATCACCTGCATTCAGGGCAACGCTGGCATTGAGGCCAAGCGTCAGAGACGTTCCACTTTGTGTAATGATAACGTTGAACACGCTGGCGGTAGCGAGGGCCACCGTAACCCTGAATGCGCCGCCCATCTTCGGCGTCAGCGACGTCGAAAGAATGTTGGTGTTAGCTCCAGGGGCAGAGCCATTGAAGGTTGCACTCTGGATCAGCAGGCCATCTACAGACATAGTTCCCCTCTAAGGATCTGCCAACGTAATCGAGCTTCCAAAGCTGTGAGGCCAATACGTTCCAAAGCCCCACCAGAGCCATTTCTGGATCTTGGAGTCACTGGCCGCGAAGTCGGCGTAGTTGTAGACATCGTTGATCTTGTTCGGCACCCAGCCAGTCGTTGTGCTGGACGGGATGCACCAAGCGAAAGTGCCATCCGTGAACTGGCCTTCCAGGAACAGCACATCATCAATCAGCACGCTTCCGCTAGTGCGGTTGAAGTCGATGCTGATACTCATGTTGTCCGTCTCGAACAGCCGCGGCCAGCAGGACTGCTGGGCGAACTGACCCACCGGAACCGGCACCAGGGTCATATTCCAGCCAGCAGCGCCAGTGATCGTTACGGTGCGGTTGGTGTTCCCCATGCGGAACGTTAGCGCTCCCTGCCCGCTGTAGACCGCGGAATTCCATGCCACCGCCAGCAGATAAGGGCGGTCTACACGTAACTTCGTGCCACGCACAGAAAGAGCTTGGGAAAGCCTCTGCGAAGCAACCAGCTTGATTGCGTAAGACGTGGCCGATGCATCGCTAGGAGCGGACCGGAAGTAGTTGGTGGAGTCGAACGTCATATACGAGCTCGAGGGCGTAATGGACACGCCGTTCAAGTCCGTAGACGTCCAGTTGGTCACTGCGGTAGGAGCCGCCGCCGTCCCACTGAAATAGGTCCAGCTTGCGTTGAAAAGGAGGGAGTCATCCGTGGTCTTCGCCTGGAGGAATCCGGAGAAGCCGGACCCGGACCGCTCAAGGTCATCAATCGCAGGAGTCTGCCCCTGCACCGTGAAGATTTCATTCCCGCGCTGCGTTCCCGTCTGGGCGTCTGCAACGCAGAGAATCCGCTTCGCATCCAAGAAGGTATTCTCGATCGGGAAGTTGTACTGATCCCGAGCGATACGGATAATCTGGTTGTTGCCAACGTTAGCAGCGGCAGCTACAGGCGTTCCGTAAGTCAGATTGCGACTCTGGACCCGCTGGCCATTTGCCTGAAAATACTTGTAGATTTCAAAGTTCATCGAAGCGTCGTTATTGGGGTCTCCACGACCAATGACGCTTTTGCAGAGCGTCTGAAGCAGCGGGCGAAGGAGCGCCGCCACAAACGCAGGGGAGATGTTGACCGCCGCATTCTGACGATAGGCCGCAAGAGCCGCCTCGATGTTAGGCACATAGTCGCCGGCAGAGATGGTCTGGATGGAGTTGAACATGGCGATCAGGTTCTTAGCGTTAACCCGACCGAACTTCCGCCACTCCTCCAGTAGATCCACAACAGCCTGGATCTGAGAGTAGATGGCCGCTCTACTTGGAGTCGCCAAAGGCTAACCCCCCTTTATAGGGCCGGGGAGATTAAGCCTCCTCGGACCCTTTGGAGAACTGAATCTTGCCGTCCTTGAGCGGGTACATTTCTGCAACCGACTTGGGCGGCTGGTTGAAGAACTCATTCCACGCCGCGGCAAGGCGGTAGTAGGTGCTGGAGTCGTACTCGGTAGGATCGGCTTCGAGCTTCACGATATAGACGTAATGGGCAAAGAACGTGTCCGTCCTAGGGTTGAAGCCCTCCGGAACGTACCTCTCTTCGCCATTGGGAAGCATCTGATAGGACTTGGGCTGGCTGACGTGGATCTCCTTCCCAACCCCATCCTTGATCCGGATCACGTTCCGGTAGCACTCACTGATGACGTGCCTGAAGCGCTCTTCATCGAGCTCCGCAACGGCACCAGGCCATGAGATCTTGTTGAGGCCGTCAGCTCCAGCAGAAGCCCCCACCTGCCGCATAAGCGTTTCGGTGAAAGCGTCGAAGGAAAGGCCATTCACCGAAAGCGACTGCTTCCAAGGACAGCGGCCAACCCACTGGTTAACATCACCTTCCCAAAGCTCTTGGGTGGTAACGTTGACATAGGTGAAGTAGTCGTTGGTCTGCGGGTCCTTTTCCCGAGTCGGTTTCTTCAGCTTGAAGGTGCCCTGGGCCGGAAGCATGCCAAACCAATAAAGCGACACGGGGACAACTTCCTCCACCGCTGTCGCGTCCGGATGACGCTGCTCTGTGGTCAATCTCTTTGTCCGACCCATTGCCCTTCTCCTTTCTGAATGGCTGAAACGGAAACCGAACTAGACAATCTTGACCGTGGACTGCCAGAGGAACGAGAACACCGTTTCGCGGTTGTCGTACTGGACGTAAGGCTGACCCGTCGAGCGGGTATGGTCGCTGGTCTCCCAATTGCCAACAGCCTCGTTCAGACCCTTGCGGAGTTGGCGAGCCACAGCGCGGTACTCGTTCGGGATGCCCGTCAGGAACGAGTAGATGGCGGTGTTCGTAATGCGCTGGGACATCTGCCAGCTAACGGTCTTGCCCGAAGCGAGCAGCGTGTTGTTGACGCCGGCCGCAGTCGAGATGTTCGTGGTGGAGGTCCCGTCAATCTTGTTCATCACCACCATCTGCTTCGCAGCCTGCATCATGACCAGGTTGATGCTCGTGCCGTAGAAGAGTGTGTAGTGGTTGAGGTCCGAAGGATCCCAGAACGGCTGCGACTCCGAATTCTGGATGTCGTTGTACCGAGTATCCATCGAGAAGAAGTCGGTGATGATCTGCTGGACGGTGGCCGATCCCGTCTGCGTCACGATGTTACCGCTCGACGCACCTTCGCGGGCCGTCGAGACATACAGCGCCGAACCGTCATAGGAGGTGGTAATGACCGGCAGCAGATCCGCATCCGTGCCAGCCTGGATGAACTGATAGAAGAGGCGCTCAGGAAGCGTGGCCCAGTTCGCACCAAGGCCGCGGGCCACCTGCCACGCCGTCTTCGTCTGATCATCCTCCCAGTTGCGGGGGAGGTAGACTCGCCGGCCCCAGTCCCGGTTCGTGACGGAGATCTGGACCGAGAGGACATCCTTGGACGGCATCTCGGTGCCCGCATCCCAACGGACCGGGTAGATGGGCGACTTCAACGCCCCGTAGATCTCAGTCAGCTTGTCGGAGGTAACTTCACCGACGACCGAACCGATACGGGCCATGACGCCCTGATATCGCGGGGTGAACGCCTGCGAGTAGTCGGCGCGGAGTCCTGCGGTAAGCAGCGCTCCGATATTGACGGGAGAGGGCATGGTCTATTCTCCTTCTTAGGTTCCTAGATAACCTCAGCCGCCAGATTGCCGTACACGAAGACGTCAACCGTGGTGCTGGTGTACCAGTACTCCACGCGACCGATGCGCGGCGAAAGGATCTGGGTCAGGTTCATGTCGTTGTCGTTGCGGAGGTAGACCTGACGGCCGACGTCCGTGAACGCCGACGCGCCAGTCACGGTGTAGGACTTCAGGATTCCAGGGCCGGCCTCAACCGTCACCGCAGGCGGGAGGGTTGCGCTCGTGTCGCCAACGATCGTAAGCGACATTGAAAGGTTGAACGGAGAGCCGATCGCAAGACCAAGATACTTGATGCTGTTCTGGTCCGCGTAAGGCTTCGCATAACCACGCTGGGCCGTCGATGTGCCGTTCAGCAAGCCAACAAACGCGCCAACGTAGATGGTCGAGCCGTTCAGAACTCGATAGTTCTGGACCCAGCTATGAATGGAAGCCCAATTCCTATTCGAGACGGCCTGAGTAAGTGCGGCCATTGTGATCTACCTCCTAGTTCTTGGTTCCGATGTTGATGCCCCAGTGATTGCCTTCAGGGTTCTCAAGCGCGTCCATCTGGAACTTCACATACTGCTCTTCGGTGATCTGCATTCCGCGGCCTGCGGGATGGCTCTTGAGGGTACGGTAGTCGGCCGCGAAGCGAGTAGCCGCCTCGAGCTTGTCCGGTCCCATCTGTGCGAACTTGGCAACCGCTGGATCGCTGGCAGAAACGTTCATACGCTCCGCATCGCTAAAGGTGCGGGGCGAGTCCTTTGCGGCCACTTCCTTGATCGTGGCGACGAAATCCTTCAGCTTGTCTTCACCCTGAGCCGCAAACTTGGCGATCTGGGCCTTGGTCGTCTCGCCAATCTGGTACCCCCTCAGATCCTCCAGGGCCTTCGCCGTAAGTTCCTTGGCCTTGTCAGCCGCATCTCGTTCGTCAAGGCGGCGCTTGAGAGCAGCCGACTCGTCAGCCATGGCCGCGAACTTGGCGGCAAGGACCGGGTCTTCACTCATCTTGGTGCCAAGAGGGGCGGCAGCGGGAGCGGCGGGCTTGCCAGCCGCATCCTGTTCAACCGGGGCGTTGTTCGGCTTGCCGGCCTGAAGGTCTTCCTTGGGCTTGTCGGCCATTGTGGTCTCCTTGTTTTCAATTTCAGGGGCATCCTCGACGGTGGGATCGAACGTCACCCGGTCCATGCCATCGAACTTCGCCACCTTGAACTCTTTTGGAAGATCCGCAGAAAAGACGGCGTAGGGGTCCTCAGCAACCTCCGAGACCGTCTGAAGCGGAAAGCTGAAATGGGGAGGCTGGCTGCTCAGAAGCGCAAGGCTGGAGATCCTACGCTTGTTCCAGTTTCGAACCTCCGGTGACACGTAAGGAAGCTCTCCTTTGGAGAACCTCTCAAACACGTCCTTCTTGATCTTCCAATCAGCGAACACCGCGGGCTGCTCTTTACCTTCGACAAGCGCGGTCCCAACTCTGGACGGCTTGAAGAAGCCAGCGAATTCCGGCTGCGTCAATCCGAGGTCGTCATTGTGGCCGATGTGGATTGGATATGCCGTCTTTCCTTTGGTGTAGAGTTCCTGCCCGAACTTTACCGCATCGGACATCCACTCTTCCCCGATCGGCTCAGGCGCATTCTTAACGCCCTTGGGGACGGTTGACATGACAGGCACGTCCCGCACGATTACCCAACCGTCGCAGCAGTCGATAGCCTTATATCCGCCACCCTGCATCGGAGGTTTGGTAACCGTTGTCATCCCCTATAGAGTAGGGGCGGATTAGGTCAATTGGAATATGTCGAAAGCGTGATATGGACTTCCGCGCAAAAGTGCGCAACGCTATTTTCGCTTAGGTGGAGGTGGTATTGTTGGATCGACCGGGGCAACCCACGCCTTGATGAGCTTTCTCACGATGCCGTTGTGAGTCGCCCCAGCTTCTTGCGTCTTCTCATGGAAGGCAAAGTAAAGAGTGTTCTCAAGAACGATTGTCATCCTAATCTTTGCGCTCTTGCTACTCACGAAAACACACTCTCCGACTTGAACCCAGGATCAGGGTTAAGCTGGCTGGGGGGCGCAGAGTATCGGGGCTTCATCTTCCCATTGTCCATAAGCCCAAGTCGTTCAGCCTCAAAGCGACTTACGAACTCAAGCCCACAACGACAGTTGTAGCCATTGGGCGGCTTGTACTTGGCCCAAATAGGATCGTCTTTCGGTGCGATCGTTCCAAATCCAATCCTGTGATTGTGCCTGGTGCGGGCATCGGCAATGCCTTCGTACCGGAAGCCAACGATGATGTCTTCCAGTTCTGGATCGGACGCTTGGTCCATGCGCCCATCGTTATAAGCCGTGGCCACGTTGGTGCGGTAAACCGTATCAGCGTAAGCTTGGCTAAAGGGGCCAATCTCCTGAATGGTCTTGGACAGCGCCTCTGCGGACGTGTTGTTGACCAAGAACGTCTCAATGGCCTTCTGTGCACGCTCTGTAATATGAAGCTCTGCGCTACGGGCCATTGCGAAGATGTGCTCTACGGAGTACTTCTCAGCTACCGCGCTGGCGCTCTTGATGAGGCGAGGCTCCCTTGTAACTAGATCCTGAACAGCCTCCCTAAACGTTAGGTTGGGGGCCAAAGGGGTGCTGTCTGGCAGCTCTCCAAACCTAGCAATGTGGTCCTTTACATAGTCGTACTCCATCCAGAGGCGCTTCCGTCCGTTGAGGTCGGCTAGGATCATGGTGTCGCTGATGAGTTCGGCAAGATCCTTTCTGGCCTCTGGAATACTCTTCCCAACCCCGTAGTACGCTCGAACGATATTCAGCAGTGCATCTGAAAACAGAGTCGCCTTCTTATCTAGAAAGCGATCCAATTCCTTGTGAGCAGCCATCATGGGAGTAGCCTCGGCTTGCCATTGACGGGGATAATGACACTGAACATGCTGTTAAGTTTGGCCACCTGGTCAGGTAGCGCCTCGTACAAAATGAGGCTGTTCATGTTGATAAAGCCCTTTGGCCCACACATCTTGTCTTCCAGGGGTGCCCACTTGACGAACGACAGCCCTTGTGGGCTGATGGACGCGAACGCCATGCGTCCAGCGTGCCCATCGTCGTCAATCTCGATCGCCGCGCCATAGTGCCCCAAGCTGGGCGTGAAGTACCATTTCATTTCATTCCCCCTGAATCCTTAAGGATCTTCTCGGTAAGGTCGTCAAGATGAGACTCAGGAACGACCTCGTAGTCATCTACTGGTTTAGGATGCGCGGTTGGATCCGCGAAGACATCTACAACGCTCCCAGCATCCATGACACCCTCAACATCTTCTCCGCTGGCGAGACGATGCTCAATGCCTTTCACGCGAATTATGCACCCTGCAAAGCGCAGGATGACTACCCTGTCACCCGCATTCACCCCCATGCTGGACACAACGCCAGTCTTGGGATCCCTAAGCCCAGGACCAGACTTAACAAGAGTCGCCATCCGGAACATCACTTGAGGGTTGGCCGGTAGATAGACGTTCCCTTTCAGATTCTTTTCGTCGGAGTCCATTCTGACGAGAATGTGATTTCGGTACGGCTCAATGTCTGTGATGTCCCAATCGCCTTCCTTACGGTAGTCGATCTTGATCTTTGCCCAGACCCCGTGTTCACGAAGAAGGCGGTATTTCTTTCCGATTGTCTGGATCTTCTCGCCCATGTACTGCACGGAAACAATAATGTCACCGGGCTTGATGTCCATCGGAAACACTTCGCCAGTCCGCGGACTCTCCTCTCCAGGGCCGGTAGCGATCACCCTGCCGTAGAGACACTCCGTCTTCTCCTTGCCTGGAATGATTAGACCACCAGCGGAGCGATTGCGATCCATGACCTCAAAGAGAATGTAATCCCGCAATGGCTTGATCTTCGATACATCCAGCTTTCCGACCAGATCCGTGACTATAGTTCCGCCCATCTAGTACCCCTTCAGATCGATCCCATCGAAGAACGCACGGCCATGTTTATCGATCAGGCGCTTCAGGTCTTCCTCATGCCAAGGCACCCCATCAGTTTTAATGAGATCACGATTTAGGCCAACCCACCAGAACGCTGGGGCCTCAGTAACGTGCTCTGGCTGCTCTAGGGCCATGGAATACGTGCTATTGATGCCGTCCATTCCACGATGGCTAGGCCAACGGATCCATTCCGTTGCGGCGTAGTGGGCGTGTTTTGCCTTGATGCGGCGCTGGTTGCACCACTGGAGATGCATTGCCCCACCTTGGCTCTTATCGGCAAGGTGTCGACGGCGAGACTCCAAGGCTCCGTGCGGCGGTCTAGAATGGAAGTGGTACCCATCCTCCTGCGGCCTCCATGAGAGGTTAGCTCGATCCTTGAACCCCAGAGTCAACCAAGCACGGGACCAGACGGATGAATCGTCTTGATAGTGATCCAGATCCCGCATCGCCAGCATCGGGACCTCTAGACACTGCCCATCGTAAAGCCATTCGAACTCTTCGCGGATATTCGGGATAACGTTGGCCGTCAGAACCTCGTCACAATCGACAATGGCAAAATGCGTTCCGCCGGCAGCACGGCCAAGCTCCAAACTCATCTGGCGCACAAACATTTCGTCCCAGTGTTCTGTCTCTGGCCACTTGTGCAGAATGACCCTGCCGTCATACTCAAAGGCAGCATCCAGAATGATCTTGCTGGTACCGTCCGTACTTGCGTGATCGATTACCACGACCTTATCGCACCACTTGAGGGCGGCACGGAGAGAACAGCCGATAACCCACTCTTCATTCCGGGCGAGCATCAAACCGATTAACTTCACTTCGCACCTACAAAATAAGCCGTGTACCAATCCACCGTTTTCCTGAGACCTTGAGCCAGCGTGTGAGAAGGCGTCCACTCCAAGACTTTCTTGGCGAGGCTGGAATCAGCCCACTGGTCAACAATCTCGCCGTGCTTGTCTACTTCATCGATCGGCTTAAGGTCAGAGCCCATCAACTCAAGGATATTGGCAATGATGTCCTTGACGGACACGCCTACGCCGCTACCGAAGTTCATTGGCCCGACGTACTTGCTTTCTGCAAGCTTGATGTAGGCGTCCACTGCATCACCTACATAGAGCCAATCCCTCCTCATAACCCCACCGTTGCGCATGATGGGACGCTGGCCCTTCAGGACCCTGCGAATGGTGTTTGGGATCAGCGTGGAGAGCGTCATGCAACCAGGGCCGTAAAGATTCACACACCTCGTAGTGGCAACGCTCATCTGGTAGGTATCAGCGTAGGTCTTGGCCAGAAGGTCTACGCACGCCTTGGACGTCTCGTAAGGGCGATCAGGAAGGAGCGGCATATCTTCCCGGTATGGCGGGAGGCTTCGCCCGTACGCTTTGTCCGAGGACGCAATAACAATGCGAGCCACTTTCTGCCGTCGGCACGCCTCGAGAATGTTCCACGTCCCACGGATATTCGCATCAAATGTGCCGATTGGATCGGCAGCTCCGACACCAATTTCTGTCTGTGCAGCAAGATGGAAGACGGTATCGATGCGATGCTCCGCTAGAATCCGCTCCAAGGCAGCGATATCCGAGAGATCCCCAAAGCACAAGGTAGCGTTTGATGTGGTTGGCTCTCCCATCATCCCCGCAGAGATGTAGCTGAACCTGTCGCGCACCAAGCCTATCGTTGGGCATTCGAGAGTGGCCGCAAGGTGCGACCCCAAGAACCCGGTTACTCCAGTTACGAATGCCCTCATGCTAACCCCTTCTTGATGGCAAGGACGTCCCAGTAGTTCGCGTAGGTGCAGTACCTAGGTTCCCAGACTTGATTGTGAATGTCGTACCACTGGCGCAGCTTATCGATGATGCGGTCGCACTCTTCACGGCCCCGCTTGCGGTCCGTGTGCTCGTGGAAGCTGAAGACGATTTGGTTGGCGATCGGACCGGGCCAGTTGTCTAGGATGTCGTATTCTGAGCCTTCGATGTTGAGCTTAACCAAGTCCCATTGTCCAAGCTGGAAGGATCGAATGTCCACAACGCCAGCAAGGCAGTTGGTTCTGGCCCTTGTTATGTAGCTGGCCTCTTTGTCATCGCATTCGACGTGATACCAAGTCCCATCCCGCTCTTCCGTTGCAACTAACCCAACGTTATAGAAATGCACTCTATCTATCTTTGGGTCGGACATGTCTGGAGCTGGGTCTAATGCAACGACTCTATGCCCACGTTCCGCGAACCACCTAGCGAACCTGAATCCTCTGGCCCCGGCATCTAGCACTGGACCACCCTTGAGGAGATCCACCGCTACGCTGTGGTTGTCGATAATCTGAATGTTCATGTCAGTAGGTCTTGCAAACTCTGCTCCACTGGTCGTATGTAATCGGCTCCATTCGCAGCTTGTCCATTACAAGGGAGAAGCAGGACTCATCCGATCTATGCCCCTCAACAGTTGGATCGGTGGAGATAACAGAATCGTCAGCATCCGAGAGCATCAGAGAACGCATCACATTCCCGCACTGCATGGGCTTGCGATTCGCTCCCATCAGGAGTTTCCTGTCCCTAACGATCTCTCCCCAAGTGGCGTAGAACTCCCCCGCCTTGAGGTTTTTGGAGTCGAGCCCGACAAGGCAACCGCCAGCCAGCCTCATCTCCTTGGCTTTCTCCCTCGTATATCCGAAGTGCTGTAGTGCATAGTCGCTGATCCACCTGCCAAGAGGGTCGGTGCCCATGAGAAGCACGTAGCCGTAGTCCGTAATGCGCTCCCACAGGGATTCGATAGGTGCAATGGCCTGCGTTCCAGCATCCAGCCACATCACGTATCGATAGCCCCTCTCGAAAGCGTCCTTAACGGCGTAGAACTTAAAGGCATATGGGAACGCCTCATGGGGAGGACAACCGGGAGGCCACTCTTTCCGCCAGATGATCCGATCGGCATCCTTCCCGAACTCGTCTAGGCTTCGCTCCAAGCGATCAGCGTAGGAGTTGTAATACCCGAAGTTCTGCGGGGAGTAGCAGCAGGAGACGATAGCCCGATCACGCACTAGAGCTTGAACTCCTCATGGTCTGAGTAGATCGTGGTCCAAGGCCGAACCTCTTTGTAGATGACCTCGTACTTGAAGCGTCCCTTGAGATTGGCCCAGCCGTAATTCCCCCCTGAAGGCGGGATGTCCGCTTCGGTATCGTGGGCCACAATAAACCGCGTCCGCTCCTTCAGGCGAAGTGCAAGACCAGGGCGCATCTCCCCAGGGTGGCTGTCTACGAAGGCAACAGCCCATTCCTTTTCGTCAATGTCCTTTTCCTTCCACCAGTCATCAACTTGCCTGACGATGTGGTTTGGAGACTGCATGAACTGAAAGTTTGCCAGCCACCCAGGCTCCGTCTCCAAGCTCAGCAGATACCGGCCCTTGCAGAGCATATGGAGCATGGGAGTTGACCACCACCCAGTACCGAGCTCAATAACAGGGCCGCTCGTACGTGCCACGGCGGCGGCAAGGATTGGAACGTGGCTGCCATAGCCTAGGTCTTGCCTGTTCATGTCTTCCTGATATTTCTGTAGATACGACCGTATTCAGGCCAGATCCCACGAGAGGATTGCTTGCGGGCTTCTGCGGTAAGAGCCTCGTCCGTGATCAGCCCAACAGACTTCATCTTCTCGATCCAATAGGCTTCCGGCTGATTGTTGACGTGGTGCCAGCCACTATGACCCATCTCAGGGCCACCCTGAGCCATCGCCACGATCTTGCCGCTGGCTAGAGTCTGAAGGAGATTGCCGACGTACTTTTCTTCGATGTGCTCCGCAACGTCTGAGCACCACACGAAGTCATAGCCCTCTACGGTGAGAGGTCCAGTGGTCAGGTCATGGACGATGACCGGCACCTTGCAGTGCTTGGCGTTGTAGGCCAACCCCTCGATCCCTAGGAGCTGGCTGACGCCGAGCGACTTGAATGCATGGAGGGCGTGTCCTTGGGCACACCCAACATCCAGCACACTCGTAATGGAAAAGGTCTTTATAAGCCACGGGAACAAGTCGCCAGAGAAGTCCGTGGCACTATCGCCGCCGTCCATGTTGCCGCCCAGGTGCGGCTTCTGCGGATCGACCACCATGGGGCATCCGCCCATGATGTCCAAGACCCAGATCCCAGGTTCTTTCTGTACGTTAGGCACGTTCACTCCACTGCCCAACTTCGTTCCCATGCTTCACGAACGGGACGAAGGTCAAAGGCGTCTGCGCGTCCTGAAGCACGTTCACATCCATCGTGGGAAGAACCTGGAGATCCTCCACGGCATCCCAGACCTTAACCACCACGGCCGGCAGGATCGGACGATGCCCGACGTTCTTGAACTTCGGATCTTCCTTGTGCGGCTTGTACAGAACGATGTCCCCGACTTTAGCCATACTTAGCCCTCTGATAGAGCGACACGTATTCATCAACCCACGCGAGATGTTGCGGAATGTAGTGCTCCACAAGCGGCCGAACCCGAGGCCAGTTTTCCTGAGTTGCCGCAGGGCGAATCAGATGGGTATCAACCCACTTCCTGGACCAATCGAAACTGGTAGGCCAAGCGCATCGGTCAATACGGTCATGGGGCGGCTGGCCTTCTCGGGTAATCATCTGCACCCGATCCGGATAGCCGTCCCATGCCTTAAGCTTCGAATTGAAGAAGAGTTCGTCATGCCACCACGAAAGCCACGTCGAAGCGTCCCGCGTCAAAGTGCGATCGAAGTTGGCCTGCATTTGAGTCAGAATCTCGCCGCGGACCTCAAGCCCAACCACCTCCCGCCACTTCTTGACCGTTGCTGCGATGTACGGTGTTGGATGGAAGGGAGGATGGGGCCACCCGTAGGCATTGGCGTACCAGCTCGTGAAGTCCCACTTAGCTGGGTCGTGCTGCCTGAACCATTCTCGGTCCAGGCTCCACATGTCGATGTCCCCGGTAACGAAGACATCATCTTCCGGGAAGTCTAGGGCAGCGGCGTGCTGCCTGGAGGACTGAGCGGCCTGAGCGTTCTGGTAGCCCTCTAGCGTACCGATGTGGAACACCTTAGCCCCCGCCTCCGCAGTCTTGGCCTTGACGAGCGATGCCGCAGGATTCGCCCATTCCTTCTCGGTATCTGTCAGGAAGCAGATCGTTCCGAAGCCAACGACTTCCTTCCAGAACAGCGTAGTGATTGGTGCGAAGAAGTCATAGGACTGACTCTGGTTCGTGGCGATGATGGCGTAGTTCAAGTTTAGCCCCCACTAACTGGCGGAAGAATATCCCCACTATTCCCAAGTTCCATATGCTCCTTAATCCTGTCCACCAAGGATGGCCACTGCTTTCCTAGGGCTACGGCTTTTGGCCATGCCTCACATGATTCGATGTCATCCAATCTCGGGCAGTAAGACCTATTCTCGCTAAACCACTTCACGCAAGGGTCAACGTGATAGGCCCCGCCGATGTGCGCGGTAAGCTGATCGATCGGGTGATCCCGCGGGCCCAGACTTGCCTTATCCTCACTCACGATCTCGCCAGCAGCAGCGGCGGCAGGGTAGATCAAAGCGTTTAGAAGCTGCTGGTCGGAGCCGTGCTGATCCAGATCGATGCCGAATCCTTCAGCCCTCTTAATCATCTCCTGCCATGAATGAATGCGATAACTCACCCACTCGGTCCGAAATGCCACCATTCCGCCCATGAGGATGTCACCGCTGTGTGAAACGCTATCGTGGAGCGATGAAACCGCCTTTCCAGAGTGCACCCAGCGGTCAATGGCCTTGCGCTCCCTGGGTGTCGAGAGGGAGTCCACGTCACGGCAGATCAACCGCTCCACGGAAGTAGTCCAAATCGGCAGCATCCGCCATAGCATGGATTCGCATAGGCGGTTTGCCTTCCCCATGTAGATCAGCCTGAACAGCCCCGCTTCCTCCCACTTCTTGAGAATGGGCCAGTTCTCGTATTCGGTTACGCGATCGTCGTGGTAGATCCACATCGCCCAGTCTGGATAGACCGCATGGTGCCCACGAACGATAGCGCGGATGTAGTTCACGAAGAAGCGTCCACGGCCCGCGCCGGCACGCTCCGACTCGTAAGCAGAGTTCTGGTGGCGGAAGTAGGAGTAGGCAACAACGTTCATCGCTGGGCCACCAGAATGTCTTCTGGGGCAACGCCATTCTCTCTCTTCAAGGTGTAGCCCATCTCACAGAGCTTTACACATAGGGTATCCACGTCAATGCCCCAACCTTGCATGCACCGCATATCATCAATCAAGATGACCGCTGGCTTCACTTGCCACGTAAATATCCAGTGAAGCTCCATAAGCACCTCCGATGATGCATCGGTATGGGCATCCAGATAAATCACCGTGGTACTTTCGAAGCCTGGATAGGAGTTGCAGAGAAGTTTGGTGGAGGGAATGTCATAAACGAACACCTTCTTACCTGGTACAGCATCAGCGATATGCGACTTCGCTATACCAGCCATCATTGGATCAATTTCACATGTGTGAACCGTTCCGGCCCCCAGTTCTGCCGCTTTGATGGCTGTGTCTCCCCAGCGCGTCCCAGTCTCAATGAACACACATCCAGGCGTGATGTACTTCGACAAGACTTCGCGGCTGATACTCATCTGTATTCAGGCTTCCTGAACTCAGCAGGAATCGGGCAAGTTCCCCAGAAAGCGTCTGTATTGATCGTGGGAACTTCGCTTGAAATGCTGGGAATATTGATGGAATTGCGGATGTCGATCGGTTGCGGCACGTCCATTCCAACGCTGGCGAAGTAATCCCTGAACTTCGTGCCGTCACCACCGATGCTATCGCTGATCTTCACCCATGTAGCGGGAATCCCGTAGGCATGGGCAACCACAATGCCGTGAAGCGAGCTCGAGAAAATGCGTTCGCAGGAATTGATTTCTTCAATGACGGCTTCAATAGGCTGGAAGACGTCGATGATCTTTAGGCCGTCGTATCTGTCGTAGGCCCTGAACTGATCAACGTAATGCGGCACAACGCCAATCGCATGTTGGCGCTTAGAGGTAGGTTGGTAGAATCTGGGCAGGAGCATTCCTGGATCCCCGTAGACCTTCGGTGCATAAGCACCGCACGCCATTGCCCGTCCGCGGCTGTAAGGTCCACGAACAGCGCAGATCCTCATTGCAGTGTTGACGCCATCAGTAAGGGTTCCAAGGCCAGCGCCCCAGACAATGGACTTAGGCCCCCCGTGATTCAGAACAGACCCGCCAAAGATGTAATGCTCATAGTCAGCCTGAGACTCGGCGTAGACAACCTTGCGTCCAGTCATCTTCTCAACGATGTACTTGCCGATCAGATCCCCGAAGTTGTTGGAGATCGGCCAGAAGACGGAAAGCGCCGTGTTCATATCGAGAGCAATCCACTGTCGGGAAAGCCGCTTGCTTTGCGACTTGAGAAGAGAGCAGCGTCCTTGTCCCAGTAGCTATCGCTGTTTCTTTGCTGGTAGCTCTGCCGGGACATGTGCCCCCAAGACCAGTGCTTATGAAGGAACGTGAATTGCCTAGCCATGCAGAGGAGGCCAAGCTTCTCGGCAACTTCCTTCAGATCCTCATCAGCGTAGAAGCTGTGGTATCCAGACCAAAGCGGGCCCCTTCCCTCGTAACTGCGGAAAATCCATTCCCTCCCGAACGTGGGGCTTCCGCAGATACGCTCCGCAGCCGGCACGCCTCGGCTATCCATGCCTTGTCTATCCCCGCAAGCCTGGAGAACTCCTTCGCCTCTAGGAAAGACTTTCAGGTAGTACTGGCCGATGTCTTGGGCGGTGGCCTGCGGATCAGGGAGCATATCGTCCCCAGCGCAAGTAATGACGTCCGCACCCTCGCAGAGAGCATCTTCAACCAAGTGGTTGATGATCTTGTAGTAGCCGGGGAAGTTCCCGAAGCGGACAACATCAGCAACGCAGGGCTGGGCTCCCATGTCCTGATAAACCAGCGTGTGATAGCCCTGAGCGGCCCATGCATCAACAGCGGCGTTTGCCCTGGTCGTAATGGCACTTGGGAAAACCACCCAGCAATTGAGGCTGCTGTTTGCGGTGTAGCTACCAAAAGATGTACTCACCTAGAAGCCCCTCTGGTCCCTCTCGAGTTGGACCATTCGGCCGGATTTCCCATTGATCTAGGAGAAAACCCTTCCCCTTGCATGTCGGGCACTTCCGCCTTACCCTTCGCCTTCCTTTCTTCAAGCGACCGGTATTCCCGGCTCGCTTGGTAGTGCTCAAAGATCGGCTGGGCATCTGGATACATCTCCCTCATGTCATCGAAGATGAAGCACCACTCAGGCGGGAGGAATTGAAAGTTCAGCTTGCTGGTGGCCATGACTTCCTTAAGGCTGTGCTGCTCTGGAGTGAAGGAGTGCCTGTATTTCTCAGTAGCCTCTGCCCACTCAAGGATGAAGGCGCGGACCTCCATGGTGTTCCTGAAGCACAGCGTTCCGGTCAGCGCCTCTTCTTCGTGATGCGGGGACCTTTGCCACCGGACCAACGAAACGTCACCGTTAAGGTCACTGGCCGGGAGGTTTCGGAGCAGCTTGCTGTCCACGTCGGTGTAAAGGATGCGCTCACAGGAACTCGAGAGCATTTGATCGAGGATGAAGCGTGGCTTGTAGCTGACGGCTTCCGCCCATGTTTGCGGGCCTTGGACTTTCTTGATTTCATAAGTGACCCCACAGCGATTCAGTGAATGGGATAGGTCGATGGACTTGCCGTAGTAGAAGTCGTTCGTATAGAAGGCGACGACTTTCAGCATCCGAGATTCCTATCAGCCTCAATGACCATTTGAGGCGGGACATTACCGGTCGGCATGTATCCGCAGTGCTTACAGATAATGGCACCCGACATATCCCGATACATGCCTTCGTGTTTGTCGCACAGCCCCCAATTCAGAAACTCCTTGGGCCAACACTCGATGGCCGATTCAAGCGCCGGATTGACGAGGTTGATGATCTTGCGGTCCCTAGTGTGTATCGCCACCCAGAGCTCCATATCGCTCTTGAAGTCATCCGCTTTGTTGCCACCTACCATCCAGTCCCATCCCTTTTGCTTGTAGTCATCGTGGTAATTCTGGACGTAGTTGCCATCCGTGCGGCAGTCAAAGCCAAGTAGGTAGATCGGCTCGGCCCCCAGCAGATAGGCGATATTGATGGCCCCTACTCCGCTACAACTGGACATCGAAAGGCCATCTCGAAAGTGGCGACTCCAATACTTGTCCTCCCGCTTGCGACGAATCACGGTCAGCGTCGGATCCACTGCGAGGGCCTCATCGGCACACTGAGGTGATAGGGCGTGCAGAACTTTCAGACCCTTGAATGCCTGAAACATCGGATCTGCTCCCCAGAGATCTGTGATTACCCTATGGTCTTCTGAGAACCAGATATCCGCGTCGTAGACGTCTTTCCAGGCACGGTTGATAGCGATCTTGTTCTTCTTGTTCTTGAGACGAGAGAAGTCAAAGCCCTTGAGAGATGCTCCACCGCCGATGATGTAGCACGCCTCGCTGGCCCAGGCTCCCTCCCGTAGCTGCATCACGCCTTCGGCTCCGGTGTGAAGACGGAGTTCTCTGGGATAAAAGGATCCGTGATCTTCTCCCCCAGCTTGCGGAGTTCCGTGACGATGTTCTTCCTGGACCTGTAGTTCTCCGTAAAGGCGGTTCTTACGCTCGAAAGAAGCTGCTCCTTCTGCTTGGAGCTCCCCGCTTCGATCTCTTCGCGGTCCATCTGCAACCGCTTTGCCTCCCCCTTGATGAACTCATACCGCTGGTAGTATCGGGCTTTGCGTTCGTCGTTGGTGGGCGCTTCAACGCTCTTCGTGAGCTGGTCCATGTAGGCTTCAATGGCGAGATCCTCTGGTTCCTTGTCCTTATGTTCGTGGGTCATCTATCCTCCTGAAGTCTCAAGCACCGTGAACAGAGGCGAGGCAGAGGCGGCAAATACGAGGACGAGTCTTACTTGACGCTTCGTGTGCCGCGCCTCTGGCCATGGTGCTCGTCCTCCGTCCTCGCTGCACCAATAAAAAAGCGGCACTCGGATGTGTCGGGCACCCGAATGCCGCTATTATTGGCGCGTCAGTATTCTCAACCCGGGGATCAGCCGGGGCGAGTGTCGTGAAAGAACGTTCAGTTACTTAAAGAATCCTATTCGCACAAATGCGAATTGTCAACCCTTTTGAGCCCACTTCTCGCCACAAATATCGCAAGCGCTTTCGACGGCCATGGAAGCGCCATGTTGAAGTTGATGGCCATGGATATACCCATCACAGCGAGTGCAGTTGTACGGGAAGCCATTGAAGCAGGACTTGCACTTCTCGCCCTTGCGATGCTCGATGCCGCCGATTTTGAAAGTGTCGGGCATCTATTTCTTCGCAGGAGGCTTCTGCTTCGCCTTGCGATCGGCAGCGGCGGCTTTCTCTGCCTTGGTATTGATCTCTTCGGCGTTCCCGAAGTCCCCGATCATATCTCCCTGCTTCATCATCATCTGACCGGTTACCGTCTTGCTATCCTCGCTGGGCACGCTCCAGCCGCCGCAACGCTCGTAAAGCTCTTGTTCTTCGAGTGGAAGTCCACGATCAAGGAAAAGCTCAGCGCTTTGCACCACATCCGCAATCGTCTGCTTCTTCTCCTGCCTAGTATGGTAAACGGGCCGCTTGGCCTTCTCAAGCCCCAGTTTCCTAATATTCTGCTGATTGAGCGGCTGAGACAGGAACCACCCCACCAGATCCCGGTTGAGCACAGCATCAACCCTATCGCGTGCCGGCTGATAGTGTGCCTCGCTGGTTTCTTCTTCCGTCTCGCTCTGGGCGCGAGCTCCAGTCTTCTGACCACCAAGGCCAGCGGGCCTGGTCGAACCGTTTACGAGACGCTCTACCCCGTTATCCCAGTAGTCGATGAAGGACATGCCCATTTCGTGACCCGTCCCGGTGGACTCCACAACTTGGATATCGTCCACGCTCTCCATGACGCCGATATTCTCGCTTCGCATGGTCTGAATCATGGTCTTTGCGCCAGCGAGAAGGTCCGCATTCGTCTTGTCCGTGGAGGAGTTCCGTAGGCCATCCAGCTTCACCAACCAGATCCCCTTGGACCATCGGTCAATGCCGTCAGCCACCTTCTGGATCGTCCCGGTCTTCATGTAATGGGCAAAGTAGATGGGCTCTTGCCACCCACGCCCGTAGCCCACGCGGTCTTCCGTGTTGTACCAGATGTATTCGATCAGGGCATTTCGGAAGGGTGCGGACACGTCCTCCCACTGATTGGAAATGCTGTTGAAGAAGGATAGATGCGTGGTCCGCTTCTGATCGGCAACGGACGTGCTTTGCGTAGTCGTCGGCACCCACCGGAACCGTCTGCGGTCCACGTCTTTGATAAAGGTCGGGATAATCCAATCCATTTCCTGGGTGCCGTCCAGGCTGATACTACGCCGATCGCTTTCGATGAATGCGTAGCGTCTGGCGATGAATGCCGCTTCGCTGAGAATCCACCGGGAATCATCAAAGCCGAAGATCTGGCCGATGGCGTCTTCCACGATCCCCGAGAGCTGCTGATCCTTCTTGTAGTCGGAGGTATTGCCGTTCTTGGTCTTTGCCTTGCTGTTCTTTGGGGGTTCGACGTGCCAAGGCTTTGTCACGTTGTTGCAGTACCGCTCAAAGCTGGCGGTAAAGCTCACATCGTTTCGCACGATCTCCCAGACATCCGGGGTGCGGTAGAGGGCAAAGCTGGGGTCATAGACGAACGGGCTACGGTATGCAGATGAAAGCGCATAGTCGTAGAGCGAATCTGAAATGCTCCTGATGAGGAGAGGGTTTTGTGCTGTCTGGGTTCCCATCTGTCCCCCTACGGCGCATTAAGGCGCATCACATCGTACGGATTGCCGCTGCTAGGCACATTGTCACTAGCATTATAACGCTGCTGATGAGATTGAGAAGGAGCATTTGCCATTGCTAGATCCCCTGGACGCACCTTCTCGGCTATCGCTGCCGCTGACGACGTAACGTCAACTTGGTCATCGTGACCATAGTTCGGGAACACCGTCAACTCCTTGATGTACTCCCCAAGCCACGGCGCATATGTTGGAACGTAAAAGCGCCCATCAGCCATCAATGGGGTAGCGCCATAGGCCCTAGAGATCTTGTCATTCTCGAGCTTGAGGAAGCTGTCTTCCTTGGTCCCAATATCTCTTATTGGGAGACGATCCCGCTTGAACTGCTGCCCAAGGGCGATGAAGCCCGCAATCTGCTCCACGGCAATGAACTTGAACTTCCAATGGTCATGCATGGCTTTGATCTGTTTGCCGATGTCAGGGCCTTCCACGCGATCCCTGAAGAGGTCCAACAGCACCAGAAGCGGCCCGCGGTGGGATAGGAATACGAGCCAAGCCGCGATCACCGTGTAGTCAGGATCCGCCTTCTCTGTGTCCTTCTTGGTGACGGCCAGATCCACTGTGGCAAAGCGCAGGCAATCAAAGGGGCGCACCTTGTAAACGTCGTCATCTGGGCCGTTCCCGGGAAGCGTAATGCCATCCTTATCCTGGGTATACGGCTTTAGCCACGCTCTTTTAATGATGCCGCCTTCGGCCGGCGATGGATTCTGTTGAAGCTGCCCAGATGACCCGTATGGACCAAGGCGCTTCTTGAGGTTCTCGACAACGGGCTTGGTAAAGCGCTTTTCGTCTAGAAGCTCCCCGGCCTTGGACCGAGGATCACGCCAGCCGATAGAGGTTTCACAAGGGTTACCCTCGTACTCCATTGGGAGCTTGAGGTGCACCCACCCCCCTTGTCGTAACGCATGCCCTGTAATGTCCTGCTCATGGGTGCGCTGCTGAATGATAACCTCACAGTAGGTCTGGGGATTGTTACCACGAGTTGACCATTGCAGATCGAACCATGTAAGAGCAGACTCCCTTTGAACCTCCGACTCCATCTGTGTGGCATCGTTTGGATCATCGAGTACAAGTCGATCACCGCCACGCCCAGTAACGGTTCCGCCAGTTGAAGTAGCCACCATATAACCAAGGCTTGTATTCTGAAACTCATGCTTGACGTTCTGGTCCCCGGAGAGCGTGACATGCGGCCACCTTTCCTTAAACCATTCGGACTGGATGACAAGACGACGCCGCACGCTATCCCGAAGGGAGAGCTGCTGAGCATAGCTGGCGAACATCAAGCGGACCGATGGATTCCTAGCCCACTCCCACGCCGGCCAGAGCACCGATACGACCGTTGACTTGCCTGTGCGCGGAGGGACGTTGATGATGAGCTTTCGAATCCTGCCTTCGGTGACTGCTTGAAGGTGAAGGCAGATAGCCTCTAGGTGCCAATTCCATACCAGCGGCGTTGCTGGCTCTACGAGATGCCACGCGGCGCGGACGAAATCACTGAGGTTCCGCTTGAGCCTCTGCGCTTCTAACGCGGTCGCTGATGGCAATGAGTCCAAGTCGAACATTCTCTAGGAATTGGAGCTCCTGCTCGCTCAGCTTGTCCAAGTCCAGGACAGGCTTGAGTTTGGGGTCTGCATCAGCAGGAGGGCCCTGAACGCGGCCGAAAGCACGGTCCATGAGCATTTCAACGGCTTTGAGACGATCGGTCATCTTGCAAAAGACCCGCTCTTCGCCTCGAACTACTTTGATCAGGAAGTCGGCGAGCTCACGGCCATCAAGGGTTTGATCCCGGATGTAGGAGGCCAATCCCTTTGGTCTGCCGCCTGGATTTGGTGAAGGATCACCCTTTTTCCAGACAGTGGCGAGAAGCTGTGGAGGCGTGTTTTTTGGCGTGTTCTCAGGAATCTGCCTAGCCGCTTCTCCCATGCTTCATGATCCCCAATCGGGTTACTTCTTTACGAATCCAAGTTTCCAGCTTTACGAGTTTCTCCAAAGCCCTTACGATCTTCTTCGCATTCCGCATTCTAAGAATCACGGGATCCAGAGAATAAGACCGCTTCTGTCCTGCCATTGTATCCTCCCAAGCCTTGATTAAAGAGTAGTCGAAGTGTATGATGCTGTCAAGCTACTGTTCCCATCCCAAGCCTTACCCCACAATCTCCAGACTGTGGGGTTATTTTCTACCGACGCATATTTCGCATGGCTCCATATCCATCCCGTCGAATTGCTGTCTTTTTGGTTTCCCAAATGCCACTCCCTTGCTGACGAAATCCGGTCCTATTTTCTCAAGAACAGTGCATCTCTTGTCAAAGTGGTAATGAAGAAATCCGATACCACTCCATGCCTTGAATTCTCGCTTGGCCTCTGCGTTTGCTTTGCTCACACTTGGGTAGTAAACAGTATGAGGCGTTGCATTCCCACTGCTCGTCTGGTATAACGCGAAGGCTATACTTAGAGCGACTAGCACGCCGCAAGTGACCCAGAAGCCGGCCGCCATCTGTTGGTGTGGGGTTTTTTGTTGACGCATAGAGCCCTCCTTCTGTCCCCCGGGCTCCAGGTAATGAGAACGGTACCGCACCCAAATACGGTTGTCAAGTCAATGCCGAAAGGAATACAATTCGAATGTGATCGTTGTCAGCTTCTATACGAGCAAGAAATACCAAGACAATGCAGAGGCGCTAAAAGCGTCTGCTGAAAGAGTAGGGTTAAGATGCGCAATCTCACCCCGTCCAGACCTAGGAAGCTGGTGGCGAAACTGTAATCAAAAATCTGCCTTTGTGCTTGAGTGTATCGACAAGTACAACGAGCCGATACTGTGGCAGGATGCTGACACACGATACCTGGAATATCCATCTCTCTTTGAGTCCATTGACGCTGACATGGCCGCGTTCTTCCATAGTCCGCAAGTCCCGATCGGCGGTACGCTCTGGTTCAATGGGAAGCGTGGTCGGCGCTACGCAGAGACGTGGGCGAAGATCGTAGCTGACAACCCTACCAGAGAAGACGATTCAATAAATTTCCGGCAAGCGCTTTCTTCGATGCGGAATGCGCATATCTATCACCTTCCCCCATCCTACTGCTGGAACGAAAAAAGCATGAGATGTGTATTCCCAACCGTGAATCCTGTCATTACGCATAGCTACGTTGGAGCACACGACTACCCTGAGATGTAGGCAGGGGATCCCCCGGATTGCCCTGGGGGATCTGGAGAGAGGGTTGAAACAATCAGCGATAATTCCGAAATTGCTACTCTTTTTTGCCGTGTCGCTTTTGGGCTCTTGAGCTTGGCGTGATGTCTGGCGTTCAGAAAGCCTTGACACGCTGAGAGTTCAGGATAGAATACCCTTCAGCAGAGATAGCCACCGGCCCACCGGAGATGCTCTACCCAAAGCCCGAGCGTCAGGCCGGCGAAGCCGCCACCCACGCAAAGCCCCTCAAGAAGCAGCCAGCTTACGAGGATCTCGGGAAGACGTCTCTGGAGACCTGGGAGCCCAATTAGACGGGCCTATGTGCCTGCCCCAGACCCTTCACCGTACGGACTCGCTTCGGGTATGAAAGGCACTCTCCGAGAGCAAGGACGGCTGACGCCTAACCCCCGCCCTAGGCTCAAAGAGAGTGTCTCTCACACCCGATAGCGATTCAGAGACGCAAGAAGAACATCTCTCATACCTGAAGCGGAGTCTAGGGAATCACATTACAGAAAGAACATATGATTCAGAGATGTCTACAAGACGGGATGAGGGACTTTGTGAGAGAGAGCTCTACTCCACAGCCTGATGGATGCTGGGTCTGGAAGACCATTCAGCGAAACGGCTATGGATCCGCCCACTACCGTGGGATCTCTACGACTGCCCATAGGTTCAGTTACTTGGCATTCATTGGGCCAATTATGCCGCACATGATGATCGACCATATCTGTTGCAACAAGGGGTGCGTAAATCCTGACCATCTTGAACAGGTAACAAGGGCTGTCAATAAGGTTCGTTGGCATATCTCTGGTACTCAAGCTCTGGGATGACGCATGAACTGAGCCTTGAGGCGCTCTTTTGATACGGCTAAATACTTCTCCGTGCTCGAGAGTGTCGCATGGCGCATGAGCTCCTTGATGCTCATGAGGTCCACGCCATGATTAAGGAGATCCGTACCGAAGCTGTGCCTGAACTGGTGAGGGGTGACTTTGTGGCCCAGGAGTTTTTCGGCCAGCTTTCGAACCATGCGGTAGACGTCGCCCCCGGTCATTCGGGCGCCTTTCTTCGTCACGAATAACGCCTGGAAGGTCATCGGGCGCTCCGTGCGACGGCAGACCCTATCCCGCCACGGGAGATAAGCTTTAATCGCGGCCTTTGCCTTCTCGGTGACGAGAGCGATAGCCTCGCGGTTCCCCTTTGCCAACCGGACCAGGATATGAGGTGTCTCGCTTTCGAGCTTCAAATCGGATAGATCGAGAGCGCACAGTTCTGCACGTCGGAGCCCCGTCGAGTAGAGAAGCTCCATGATGGCGACGTTTCTCAGCGTCTCTTTCGACTCCACTTCGCCGGCCTTCGACAGGAGGCTTGCGGTCTCTTCTTCGGGGATCGGCTTCGGGATGGTCTTCTTGAGCTTAATGGGGGCAAGCATCTTGATGGGATTGCGGTCGACGCGACCAATCCTAACAAGCCATTCGTACCAACTCGAGACTGCGGACTTGTTTCCCTGAAGCGATGTCTCCCCGACTCCTTTTAACCGAATCGCCTGCATCCAGCGAAGCAGACAGCCATGATCGACCTGGTTGAGATCTCGGCCTTCGGTGCTGAGATGCAGCGTGAAATTCTCAATGTACTTTCGGTAATTCCAGACGGTGACGCGAGAATATCCCTGGACGAGCAGACTTCCCAGAAACTCTTCCGCAACTTTGCGGAGCTCGACCAGGGACGACAGGGGCCCTACCTCCCCTGTCCCCCACCCCTCTCCGGTCTACGTAGAATTGAACAGGAGAGGGATGACATGTCGGGTCATATACCCTCCCCACGTAGCGGGAGGGAGCGGCGTGACTTGAATACTACCTCTGCAACGCTTCTCTTACCCCACGCTGTCCCCGGGCGTCAAGCGGATTCGTACCCATAATCAAACACGTATGGGTACTCGCGCAACTTCGTTGAACAGCGTTTTATCTTTTTTAGTACGCTTGTCCAAATATTTCAGAAGTGTAATGTTCACAAGCGAATACGATTTTCCCTTGCATTTGGATTTGAGCGTCGTATACTCCGGTTAGATGAGCAGCCGATTTGGAAGCCCGATGGTGCCTGCAGCCGCCGTGTCTTCGGCTGCTCATCACATGCCACAGGGCGCGGTGTCTGTAGGCAACAGCGGGCTTTTATTTTAGGCTCGTCACGCCCCTTAATCGGTTTTAAAGGGCCTGACGCGCCGCAGGAGGGTGGATGTCGGCGCTGGCGAAGTGCGAGGCCTGCGGGAAGGAGATCCCCGCAAGCGATGTCGCGAATTCCATTTTGATCTCGGAGCTGGCGAGGTATCGGAAGGCTCTCTGGGAGGTCAAGAATGATCTCCTTCACCTACCGGCTGATCCTCGGATCACCCGCATCATTCAGGAAATCCAGGGGGTGCTCCGTGGATAACCTCACCCCCGCTACCCCCCCGCTCGAGACCTGGATCGAGCCTCCGATGGTCATCTGCCGCTGGTGTGGCTTCATGGTGAAGTACGGTCGCGGCAACGTCGAGCACATCGACTACTGCGACATCTGCAAGCAGGAGGCCGATTACTTCGCCTCGCAGGAGGTGAGCCATGCGTGAGGCTTGCCGCGCCTGCGAAGACGGGATCCGCGTGACCAAGCAGCCCGTCTGCAAGACCTGTGAGAACACGGGTCGAGTCTGCGGAGCGCCGGATTGCGGAAAGGGATGTCGCTGCCCTGACTGCTACTGCGAGGACTGCACCTTCGCTCCCTGCCAGTGTGGGGACATCAACACCGTCTGCGAGATGTGCAACGGAACCGGCGAGGTTGACTCGGAAGACTTCGCCCCCTGCCGTTGCGGAGGTCGCTGTGTCTGCTAGGAACTTTGTCAGGCCCGTAGAAGTCACGGCTTCGGTGGGAGCGGTGGCTACCTCTGCTCGCGCTACCGGCCTGATTTATTCTTTGTTCCACCCTCACCGGGAGGGCCTCCGTCGCATGGCGGGGGTCCTCCCCCTCTTGGTTGTCCTTCTGATCCCCAACTTTATTCTTTGGAGATAGCCCATGGAAACGAACGGCAACGGCTTCCCCCTGTCCATGAAGGTGGCTTACGCGAAGGATCTCCTGGTCGCCAAGGTCGCGGAGGATCCCGCTACCGCAGTCGCCATCGTTGAAAATCTGATCAAGGGCTTCGGCCATGTGCCAGCCGCCGCTCCCGTGGAGAAGATCCAGGGGGCTGGACCCTACACGCCTCCTCCGAAGCCCGCTCCTCAGCCCGAGCCTCAGCAGGCCGAAGGCAGCGGTCCCGATCTCAAGGCCGATGTTGTGACGGTCAAGGCCTGGGCGAAGGAGCCGAAGACCGGGACGAACGGCAAGAAGCAGTGGTGGAAGCTGGGGGTCAAGTGCCACTTCCCCACCCTCAGAGCCGACAACTGGCTCGTCGTCTGGAACCCCAAGAAGGCCGCATACCTCCAGGAGCGCAAGAATCAGCAGGTTCCCATCACCTATTCGGTCAGCGAGTACCAAGGCCAGAACCAGTACACCCTGGAAGGCATCGACGGGATGGAGGAGTAAGGAGGTCAGCCATGCAGGACGAATGGGAAGAGATGAGCGAGGATGAAGTCGATGCTCCAGGCGCCAAGCAGGTTTTGGACTTCTTCATGTCCTCCGAGCTCAAGGAAGAGGATCTTCGGGCCTATCACGAGATGAAGGCCGAGATCGAGGCGCTAGAGGGGCTGCTGGAGGAAAAGCGGAAGCACATTCTCAAGGTCTGCCGGGGCATGGACCAGGCGAAGGCCGGCAAGTTTGCGGTCTTCTTCACCAAGGTCAAGGGACGCGAAACCTTCGACTGGAAGGCGTGGGCTACCGGCCTTTGCGGAAAGCCTTCGGACGCCGACCGGGAGAAGTACACGAAGACCGGGGAGGAGTCGACTCGGATGGACGTGAAGCGGCTAGGGTAGCCGCAAACAGGAGCCGGCCCGGGGGATCTGGAGAGGGGTAGCAGTCAGGGCCGTGAGACCGGGGATGGCGTGGGGCTTCGCGGAGGGTGAGCCGCAAGCCCCGAGATAGGAGAGAGCGAGAAATGCAGACCTACACGTTTCAGGTAGACGGGCCCCTCCAGGGGTACGTCAGGACTACCCAACGCCAGAAATGGGTCGATCCTCGCTACAAGCGCTACGTCGACTGGAAGCGGGCCGTCCGTCTTTTCGCCAATCTCGCCGGCATCCCGGAGAGTCTCCCGGCTGATTCCAGAGCCGTTCTCAGCATCGCCGTTACGTGGAAACGGAAGGCCCGGCTCGACGGGGACAACTTCCTGAAAGGCATCCTTGATTCTCTCTGGAGCCAGGATCGCAGGGTCATGGAGCTGCATTACATGTCGTTCGAGGGCGCGGAAGCGGAGAGAGCTTCCGTCAGTGTGGGGATTGAGAGGGGAACAGATGCGGTTACGAAAAGCAATTTGGTCAGGGACGTGTCTTGAGTGTTCGCGGCCTATTCGCAAGGGGGACCTGATCCTGTCGGAAAAGGGGATCGGGTCGTATCACGAAATCCGACACCTGAACTGCAAGGAGACGAGAGGCCATGATGCACGTTGCGAAGCTGGAAAAGTCCAGGAGACTCCAGGCGATCCTTGCCCTCCTCCGGGAGCGAGGCCCGAGGGGAGCGACTACGAAGGAGATTTCGGACGCTTCGGGAGCTCTCAATCCGGCTACTGAGGTCAGCGCCCTACGCCACAACGGCGTGTCGATCTCCTGCGAGTACCAGGAGACCACGGAGACGGGATCCAAGGTCTATCGGTACTGGCTGGTGGCCTGATGCCTATTCCCGTTGTCTGCAGGATCTGTGACGGGGTTGGGCTCCTGCTCAACTGGAAGAACTTCCCGAACTTCCTGTTTACCTGCCGTGAATGCGAGGGGCGAGGCTGGGCGAGGTCGGCGCAAATATTGATGGTTCCACCGCGAGAGCAGCCGGCGCAAGCTGGCGAGGGTAGCGCGGAGCCATCTTCAAAGCCTGACGAATGGGTGGAAGCGTGAGCGTCGAAAGGCTGCTTCCCATCGTCATAGGCATCCTTGGCGGAATCCTGACGTGGGCGATTTTGTGCCTTGTGGAGAGACGGAGGAAGCAGTGAGGAAGTTCGATCCTAACCGCACGTACTACGGCCCGGGATACCGCGATCCCGAGCGGGTCCCGATGATCCTGCTGGCGCTCGGGCTCATGGTCGCCCTGGTGGTCTTCCTGGTGTGGGCGATCCAGTGAATACCAAGTCTCCTCATGTGCGGGACCGGAGGGTTAATTTTCCCTCGCCCTCCGGTTCCCGCTTTCTATTTGCCCCTGCTGACGAAGTGCTGCTCAACGATATGGCGCAGCCACCAGGACAAGCTCCTGTCTTGGGCCTTCGCCTCCGACCGGAGCCGCTCCACCATGTCCCTGGGGAGCGCCACCGTGGACCACTTCTCGCGGGAGTCTTCCATCTTCTGATCCTTTTTGCTCATGCACTAGTTATACGCTCAAAACCAGACTTTTTGACAAATATTCGCAATCCGTATGCGATTTTCTGAAACTTTTTCATACGGATGGCGTATAGTCTGTGTAGGTAGCGATTGAGATAAAGACAAGGACGAAAGAACGGAGGACGAGATGAGCGCGAAGAACGAGTACGAATGCCGGGTGTGTGGTGACGATGCCGTGAACGGTCACATGGATTGCTACTTCACGCTCATGGCTGGTCGCGGAGGCGCGGCCGAAGAACTTGCCTCGATTCTGGAGGAAGTCGCCTCCTACGGGACCTGCCGGATGTCAAACGCCGCCGACCGGAAGGCGAGCGCCGAGCATTTCGCCAGCCTCGCAGAGCGGCTCCTGAACGTGTTGCGCGACAAGAAAACGGCGAAGGTCTGAAGAGCAGGAAGGACAAGGACACTATGACGACCTATAACGCGCTGTGTGGGATCAAGAGGCAGAGCCAGGGGGAGCTTCAGCGGCATCAATCCAAATGTCTCGAGTGCGCCCACGCCGCCCTCCGGGAACTGTCGGATGCTTGCGCCGCCGACATCTTCACAGATGCCGAGGAGTGCAAGGTCAAAGTCCAGCGCGTGTTCAATGCCCAGAACGTTGCGAACGAAATCATCGGCGAAGACAAGTAGGGGTACCTATGTGGCCAAAGGGTAAATGGTGCAGTTGGTTCTACGTCGGCAGCGGCAAGTGGATTTTCTGGATGTCCCAGAATTAGACGATTGGCAAGAAGGAGCCACATCAAATGAACGGAGGAACTATGAAGATTCTGGTTGTGCGTTCGAAGAAGGGCCCGGAAGGGAAGTTCTTCATCAACCTCTTCGCCAACGGGGAGCTGGTCGCCAAGATGACCGAGGAAGAGGCCATCGAACTGAAGCTGGCGCTCGCCTCGGTTGTGGACGATGGGACGTTGGAAGAGGTTGTCGAAGTGGAGTGGGCGTAGCCGTGGACGATCTAAAACAGGCCAGAAGCATACCAGCCTGTGACGCTTGCCGCGCTCAGTTGAAGTTTGCCAAGAACGAGACGGCTATCAACATGGCGGCTGGGTGCGACAAGTGCCTAGAGTTGCTGTTCTCCACAGTCGTTCAGAAGTTGGCAGATTGGATGCGCAGAGCTGAGGAAGCACTGGCTATCGTTGAACAGCAGAACGAGATGCTCAAGAAGCGCGGATAGGCCCAAGAAAATAACGACCAAAGGTTATTAACTCGACTGCGGAGGAACCGTTGGCGGCGGATTACGCCGAAGGAGGATAGTGAGAGCCATGGAATACATCGTCGAGAGCCAATCAACTGATGGCCTCGGAAACTGGACAGAGTGGGCGCCGGTCGCAGCCTTCAGGTATCAGAAGGACGCGAAGGCGTTCGCCCTCTACACCATGAGTTACCAGCACGAAGAGGCCGGGATAGACCGCGTGAAGATGCGCGTGATGCACCACGGGAAAGAGCTTTCGTTTAAGTAACCTATGAACCTCATCAAAAGAGTCGTCTGCTGGTTCCGGGGCCACATCGGTTTCGAGGAGTGGGTCGGGGGCTACCCTGGGCTCAACGGCTGGCAGTCGATGTACCGGTTTACATGCGAGCGGTGCGGGAAGTGTCTTTGATCGACGTGGAGATCTATGACGCCTCTCACTGAGCAAGAAACGATGGAGCTTCTAGCCGAGAATGCGCGGCTGAAGGAGAAGGTGTCGGAGCTTAACCGCCGCTGCCAACGCGCAGAATCGGCCGCTCTCGCGAAGGTGGACGAGATCCGACGTTCTGGACCTTCCTTGGGCCGTGCGTTGGCTGGCTGGGCAGCAGAGCGTTACCGCAAGGCCCTTGAGGAGATCCGCCAACTTGTCCACCCCAAGGGAGACGAGCCGCGCCTAGAGGGCTGCGCCGGTTGCATGGCTGAGCGGGTCTTGGGGTCCGCGCCCGTAAAGAGCGAAGCGTCGAAGGGATGATTTATGAACGTGACGAAGCGTGACCCGGCTAGGTGTTCGCACACCGGGATGTTCGGCACCTACCACCTATCGCAATGCACACGGAAGGCAAGCGTCACCGAGGAGGGCAAGGGCTGGTGCAAGCAACACGCCCCCTCCTCCGTGAAGGCGAGGGACGAAGCGCGTAGCGCCCGCTGGAAGAGCGAGGAAGAGTTCAGAAACGCCCAATACGCGGTCAATCGGGCTAGGAACGCCGTTGTGCTGGCGGCAGAGGCGTACGTCGCGTCTGCGAAGCACCTAGAGGCCAACAAGAATCTCTCCCACGCCGACAACGCCCAGTTGATAGAGGCCGTGAGGCTACTTGATGTCGCGGAAGCGCGCCTCAAGGTTCTGAATAAAGAACAGGTCGGATGAACCGAATTTTCTAACACACTTTTTATAGGAGAGAGACATGAGCGACACTCAGAGGCTTCCCCTGATCGTGCGGCGCGTCCAGCACTACTTCCCCGAGGTTGACCGGGTGGCTGACGCAAACAAGCCCATCAAGATCACGGTCAAGAAGTCCGACGTGGAAAAGGCCAAAGTGAAGACCCACGATTCTTGCGCGATGGCACGGGCCTGTGAACGCGAGGGAGTGTGCGATTCCGCCCTCGTCTTCCCCCGCATGGCCTTTCTGGTGAAGGGAAACCTCGCCGTCCGCTACCGCGTCCCCGAGAGTATCACTCGGGAAATCGTGTGCTTCGACCGTACCGGAGACTTCCGCCCAGGCGAGTATCAGCTTTCCCCCGTGAGCGATAGGGAGCGCCTGGATCGCAAGAACAAGACGGGTGGCAATCACACGAAGCCTCGCGGTCTGAAGAAGTACCGGAAGCCGGTCCTGTACCACCTGACGGACGGCCTTAGGAGCCAGACGGTCTACGTCGGGAAAGACGAGTAGACGAAAGCGAGGTTTGATCGTGAACCAAACAAAGGCGACCGATGACCACGAACTTGGAACGTGGGTCTACTGTCTCCAGCACCTTCGCCCACATGAAACGGGTTGGTGTACGGTCAGCCTCTACGACAAGGTTGGCCTTGGGGACTTCGACGGGAACAGGGACTCCCAGAGAGAACAAGCTTACGAGAAGTGTAAGCACCTTGGGTTATTGGTTCGCTGATCGACTGAAAGGGCTTTGACGGATGAGTAAGGAAGCCATGTTCAAGAGCCAGTCCTGCGACTGGCCTACTCCACTCGGGTTCTTCAAGGAACTCGATAAGGAGTTCGGCTTCCAGCTTGACGTCTGCGCCGACGAGAAGAACCACAAGTGCGATCGGTTCTTTGACATGAACTCGAACGGGCTCATGCAGCGGTGGGCGCCAGCGGTTTGCTGGATGAACCCGCCTTATGGGGGAGACCTGCCTAAGTGGATGGCGAAAGCCTACGAGGAGAGCCAGAAAGGGGCAACCGTGGTGTGCTTGGTCCCGGCCCGCGTCGATACGGCCTGGTTCCAAGACCTGTGCATCGGGGTAGGCGCGGAAATCAGGTTCGTAAGGGGGCGGCTGAAGTTCGGGGACGCGACGAACTCGGCCCCCTTCCCCTCTGCGGTGGTCGTGTATCGGCCACCCGCCGAGAGTAAAGCGAAGGTCGGATGACCAATAAGAAAGGCCACAGTATGAGCGCGGCATTCAAGGTCTGGACGGAAGGGTGGAACGGGAGGGACGATCCCACGACTGTCGAGGCTTACGACGCTGGCGATGCGGCGGAGAAGTTCGTCGAGCGGAATCACGGCAACTTCGACTACTGCTCCGACTGCGAAGTCTTCGTGATCGACCTGGATGGGAAGACGCGGAAGTACACCGTGTTCGTTGAGTCCCACCCGGTCTTCACGGCCAAAGAGGAAGTACAGAGTTCTTAGCTATGGCGAAAATGACGAGAGCCGAGAAAGCCATGCGCCGGTTGGACTGGATCGAGCGGGATACCCTCGCCGGGCTGTTCTCCCGCGCATGGGAGGATGAGATCCAGGGCGTCACGCCCGGCAAGACGCCGACGAACAAGCAACTGCGCGAATGGATGGACGCGGCAGAACGAAAGATCATCGCTGAACTGCGGAAGATCAAGGTGAAGGAATACAACGGGTACAAGGACGGGCAATAGCATGAGTTACTGTGTGAAGCACGGCGGCGACTGCTCCCCCGACGCGGCTTGCTGGACGGAGTGGCAAGAGGTCAACGCCAAACTGTCCGCTGCCCTTCTTCAGAACGATGAATATCGGAAGGCTCTGGAGGAGATCAATGCGCTTCCTGCCGGGGCGAACGTTGAGGAGTTGGTGGAGATCCGGTTCCGGGCGATCAATATCTCGTACAAGGCTCTTCGGCCTACCGCCTTAAAGCGGTTCCATGAGCCCAAGACAAAGGACGTGCATGGAATGTTGGCCGACGACGGCCCCGGCCACAAGTGCGACGTGTGCGGACTAATCAAGCAGGACACGTTCGAGACTTGCCGCGATTGTTACATGGCAGAGTGATGAGCTATTCGGAGAGAGTCACTATGAAGGTCAAGGTCGAGCAGAAGCATATCGACGAGGGGGAGCCCGAGCGTGACGAGAGTTGCGCGATTGCCTGCGCCCTTCACGATATGGGGCACGTCGAGGTCATCGTTGAGATGCCCATGGTCTACATCGGGGAGCGGGCCTTCCGGCTTCCGCGAGCGGCTGACGAGTGGGCCAGACAGTTCGACAAGGACAAATCATCGGTGGCCCCCATCGAGTTCGAGATGCCCGAAGTCGGAGACGACCGGGAGTAGATGAACCGTGACAAAAACGAATGAAGACGGACCGGACTGGGAGCTGCTCCATAAGTCCAACATGGATGAGATCAAGGAGCGGGCTAAGAAGTGCCCGTACCTGTTCCACGCCCTCCAGATGCACCTGATGGGCAAGGTGCCCTGGGAGTACGCGATTACCGCCGTGGCGCTGTCGCTCTCCGAGGATCGGGTTCGGCTGGTGAATGATTTGACCAAGGCACTTGAGCGGAGCACCACGCCCTATACGGGCGCGTGGTATCCGAAGCGTGATTCATGACAAACGCAAAGGTCGAAATCCGGGATGTACTGGCGCACCACCTGCGGGAGTTGCTCGAGGATCTCAGGGAAGATCACGAGTTCATGGGCTCGACGTGCGACAAGGGCTGCAAGCGGTACGCCTGCACCCACACGTTCGGCGGGTATGAGGCTGGCTCGGCGGCCTGGAAGGTCAGGGTTAACGGGATGCGGGCTCTCGAGGAGATCCTCAACGCGATCCCGCCGCGCCTTCCCGGCGTCGATACCGACAGCGACAATTCCAGCGATTCGTCTAAGGGGGCCAAGTGAGCGAAGAACTGACCCCGGCTGGCGCCATGGCCGTTGTTGGTGCCGCCGCCGATTGCAGCGATCACAGGATCGAGTACGACTTCACTGAGGCCGACATCGAGGTGGTGCTTTACTCCGACGAGACTGGCGATCGGTCAAATTACGACGACACCTCGTCGGAGGTGATCTTCCGCCTCAAGAACGGCAAGTACGTCCACGCCTCCGAATGGTCGGATTCCAGCGGCCACGGCTGACAGTGTGGCGGGGCTGTCGAAGTCTTCGACAGCAAGGAGGAGTTCCTGAAGCTGGGGCTGACGCCCGAGCGGCGGGCTGAGTTGGAAAAGTATCTCTCGTAGAACAACCGGCTCGACTTAGACACTTTTTCGGAGGACAGGATGCCCACGGGATACACGGCGGACGTGGTCGATGGCAAGGTGACGGACTTCAAGACCTTCGCCCTTCGGTGCGCCAGAAACTTCGGCGCCCTAGTCATGATGCGGGACGACGCCCTGGACGCCCCGATCCCCGAAGAGTTTAAGCCCTCCGACTTCTACGAGAAGGAACTGGTGAAGGCAAAGGCCGAGCTTGCCCGGGTCACGTCGCTGACATGGCAGCGTTGCAACGAGGAGGAGCGGGAGGAGCGTTCGAGGCTCCTGGCTGCCCACCAGAAGCACGTAGACGAGTGCAGGGCCGTCCGGGACCGTCTACTGGCGATGCGTTCGCAGGTGGCCGACTGGCAGCCTCCAACGCCGGACCATCAGGGACTCAAGGACTTCATGATCCAGCAGCTTGACGAGACGATGCGCTTCGACGCTCAGCCGGGGACCTACTACCTCGACAAGGCCAGCATCAGAACCGGCGAGCAGTGGAGAGCGGACCAGATTGAGGAATTGAACGACAGGATCGAGAGGTACACCGAAGAGGTCAGAAAGGAGAACGAGCGGACCGCCGCCCGAAACAAGTGGGTCGCGGACCTGCGACGTTCATTGGTCTAACAGAGATCAGCGGAACGAGGATAGACGAATGAACGCCCCCGTGGCCGAACTGGAACGGCAGCTCCGTTCTAAGGAGACAAATGCAGGTTCGAGTCCTGCCGGGGGCATAGCACACTTTGTAGCCGTGAGGAGCGGCCAAGGGAGAAGCCAACTCCGTCCCTCTGACAGAGACACGGGTAGAGCCCAAGGAGGGGTTACGCGGTGGTTGGGGAAACTGAGGCCGAGGTTTGTACCTGGGCTTGGAGGCTCCGGAATGGATCGTGTTAGCTCAGACCGCCCGAATAAGCCGGGCGGCATCCTGTCCGGACGTAGGGAGCGGGGTTGGAATCCCGCCACGGCTACAAAGTGTGCTAGTAACTAGTAGGGATTGACGCATGGGTTACGCCGCCCCGCATGGGTGCTGTGATTGCGACCACGACGACGTTAATCTCGGCACCTGCGCCGACGAGTGGAACGGGGACTGGGCCTCGCTCCATTGCCTTGAGTGCTGCGGGCACAAGGACCGTTTCGTGTTGATGCGTTGATGTGAGGATTGAAATGAGTCAGATGAGTCAGTCCCCAAGGATGGACAAGGTGATGCGGGACGCCTACAGGATCGCCAGAGAGCGCGGATCGGAGATGCTTGGGACGGAGCATGTCCTCATTGCGCTGATGTTCGAGACTGGGGGTGTGGCCCATGAGGCCCTTCTGATGTGCGGAGTAGATGCGGAGAAGCTGATGGGCGTCGTGAACAAGCTGTCCCCGCCAGCCCCGAAGGCTTGCGTGGCCTGCGGTGGCACCGGAAAAGAGAAGGTCTGACCTGACGAATGAGGAGAGACGAATGATTGTGACGCTGGCGATTATTGGCTATCTGTTCGTCGGGTTACTCGCCGCCTCGTTTCGGGCATGGAGAATCGGTGTCCACCGGAAAGAACAGCACGGCGGCCGGGAGGGCTACCACTGCTATCACTGGGCCTGTGAGTTGATGCACAAGGAGCTTGTGTTCGTGCACTTTGCCCTCTGGCCGGTGGCTGTTCCCATAAGCGTCCTATGGGGCTGGTTCGAGTTGCTCATGGCGGCACCCCACAAGATGAGTCTGCCGCCAGCGAACGAGGCCCCTGGACGTCGAATCGACTAATTCTCTATAGGCAAACCATGAAGACGATCC